TCTTTCAGACCCAACAGCTTTTAAAAACTTTGGAAGAAACGATATAGTAATTCCTTTAAAGGTTCTTGAAGAAATTGATAAACATAAAAAGAGGCAAGATGGTGTGGGGGCTAATGCTCGCCACACCATTCGTCTTTTGGATGAATACCGTGGGAAGGGTTCGGTACAGAAAGGAGTTCGAATCGAAAAAGGCAAAGGTCTTTTAAGAGCAAGAGTCTCAGATATATCGTCCCTCCCACCAGAGTCCAATAGGCGGGATCCAGATAATATTATTTTAGCTTGTGCTCTCAATGAGAAAGCCGAGGGTAAAAGAGTTGTTGTTGTGTCCCGAGATATTAACCTCAGAGTCCGCTGTGATGCCCTAGGAATCCCTTGTGAGGGCTACGATGTAAACCAAGTCGTTAGTGACCGTAGCGAGCTTTACACGGGCTTAGAGAAGCATTTAGTAGATGATCAGATTATCGATCATTTCTACTCTGGTGAGAAAATTTTTATTGAGAAAGATGAAAAATTATTATTACCAAACCAATTTGTGATGTTAATTTCAAATTGCAACGAAAAGAAAACTGCGTTAGCTAGGTTCTTAGCTTACAACAAACCGCTTATTAAAGCAGGAATTCACAAACATGGAGTCTGGGATATTACCGCAAGAAACAAAGAACAATCATTTGCCATTGATTTACTGCTTGATCCAAATGTGCCAATTGTATCCCTCATTGGTGCCGCTGGTTGTGGTAAAACTCTACTGGCTGTGGCTGCTGGATTGGAACAGGTTTTAGATGAAGGCTCTTTAGAACCAATCTATAACAAACTTGTAGTTTCAAGACCAGTGATGCCTATGGGTAGAGACATTGGCTTCTTACCGGGCACATTGGAAGAAAAAATGGCTCCATGGCTGGCTCCGGTACAAGATAACTTACAGTTCTTGATGGGTAATGATAAAGTGGCACTTGAGATGTATGCTGAAAGAGGCATAATTGAAATTGAAGCTTTAACTTACATTCGTGGTCGTTCTATTGCGAAAGCATTCATCATTATTGATGAGGCACAAAACTTATCAACCCATGAGCTAAAGACCATCATCACTCGTGTTGGCGAGGGTACAAAGATTGTGTTGACTGGAGATATTGAACAAATTGATACAGTTTACTTAGATGCTACAAGCAATGGATTATCTTATGCTGTAGAAAAATTTAAGAATCATGATTTAGCAGGACACATTTCACTACAGAAGGGTGAGAGATCAAAGGTAGCCACACTAGCAGCCAAGGTATTGTGATGTCTTTAAGGTCATTTATCATAGAAAGCCACAAGAAGAACTCACATAAGGGAGTTTTAGGTGTTGAATTTATTATTCAAGACAAGGGAAGCTTTGATTCTAGAGACATAAACTTTTTTATTAATAAACTTAAAGAAACACTTTCCCCAAAGGCTCTCAACCATGTGAACCAAGTGAAGCTTGGAAGATTTCCAAATTTAGACAAAGAAAACTATAAGTCTTACTATAAGGACGGAACAATTTATCTTTCGAACCAGGTAAATTTTGTAGAGGACCTTTTAATGAACTTCTTTCACGAGCTAGCTCACTCATTTGAGAAACCTTACTACGAGGAGATCTACGAGGACGGCTTCTTAGCAAAAGAATTTAAAAATAAAAGAAATCAACTTAAGAATGTAATTTCAATGTATGAAGGTGGTAGAACACCTCCTTTTAACTTTAATCAAATAAATTACTCAAAAGAATTAGACGATTATTTAGTAAACACAATAGGATATGATAAACTTTGGAAGTATTGTGCTGGCATATTTACAAACCCTTATGCTGTAACATCATTAAGAGAATACTTTGCATCCGGCTTTGAGAACTGGTTAAAGGGTGAGCAAGAAATGCTTTACAGGACGAGCCCAGTGTTGTATAATAAACTCAAGCAATTTTTTTGAGGACATTATGCCACATATTTCTTTTTCAGAACTTAAAAACTGGACCATGTGTCCACATTACAGGAAATTAGTAAATGAAGATAAACTTAATCCGCGCACTGATTCTATTTTTACGACCTTTGGAACGGCTGTTCACGCTGTGTGCGAAGAAGTCGCACCAATGGATCACCAAGTTAGCGATCCAACTACACTCTTTGAAAGCAGATTCAAAGAACAAATAACAAAGCTTGAAGACCCAGACCAAAAGCAGATCGATCAGTTCATGCAACACGGCAGAGAAATCGTCGTCGAGGTAACCGAGGGTCTTAAAGAATATTTTGGCGAATACGAAGTACATCAAGTAGAAGAACAATTGTTTGAGAGAATTATTGAGTTCCCAAACAAAGAATACGATTTTAAAGGCTTTGTTGATTTGGTCATCAAAACTCCAGATGGTAAGTATCATATTATCGATTGGAAAACTTGTTCTTGGGGATGGGATGCCCGTAGGAAAGCAGAAAAGCTAACCACATATCAGCTAACTTTATATAAAAAGTTTTTTGCTGAAAAATACGATATTGATCCATCAGATATTGAAACTCATTTCGGTCTGTTAAAGCGAACAGCTAAGCCCGGTAAGAAAGTTGAGATCTTTAGAGTTACAAGCGGTGATAAAAAAACTAAAAATGCTGTTAAACTTTTAACAGATGCATTGTATAATATTTCTAATAACAGACACTTAAAGAATCGTTTAAGTTGTCACAAGATGTATGGGACTTGCCCATTCTTTAGAACGGAACATTGTACATGACAGACAAAAAAATTAAAATTTTTACTTTGAGTGACCACCCACTTACACCATCAGGGGTTGGAACTCAAACACGATATATTATTGAAGGCATGCTTAGAACTGGTAAGTACCAGTTTATTTCTTTTGGTGGCTTGATCAAGCATGAAGACTATCGCCCGATTAAGACAGAAGAGTTCGGAGACGACTGGATTATTGTCCCCACAGATGGTTATGGCACACAAGAAGCAGTCAGAGCCTTGCTTTGGTCTGAAAAGCCAGATATTGTTTGGTTTATGACCGATCCTAGATTTTGGGGTTGGTTGTGGGAAATGGAAGAAGAGGTAAGATATAATGTACCAATGATCTATTATCATGTTTGGGACAATTATCCTTATCCAACTTATAATAAACCATACTATGATAGTAATGACTTCATTGCTACGATCTCTAAGGTTACAGATGATATTGTAGCTAATGTGTCTCCAGATGTAGACAGACAGTATGTTCCACATGCTGTTAACTTAGATGTTTTTAAACCTTTAGAGGATGAAAATGTAAGTAAACTTAGAGCAGATAATTTTAAAGAGAATAAAGATAAGTTTGTTGTTTTTTGGAACAATAGAAATGCCCGTAGAAAAATGGGAGCTACTTTAATCTTATGGTTTAAGGATTTCTTAGATAAAGTGGGCGACGATAAGGCTATTTTGTTGATGCACACCAATCCTCGCGATCAAGCTGGGTCAAACTTAGAAGCTTTATTGGTAGAACTTGGATTAAACGATGGACAAGTGCTTTTTTCCAAAGAAAAACTACCACCAGTAAATTTAGCTGCCATGTACAACATGGTAGATTGTACAGTAAACATTTCTGATGCTGAGGGTTTTGGACTTGGAACTTTAGAATCGTTGTCTTGTGGAACACCAATTATTGTTAACATGACAGGTGGTCTTCAAGAACAGGTTACAGATGGCAAAGATTGGTTTGGATATGGATTAGAACCGGTCAGTAAAACAGTTGTGGGTTCTCAAGAAGTTCCATTTATCTATGAGGACAGATTGTCAAAAGAAAAATTTGTAGAAGCTCTTTTAGAGATGTATCACAAATCTCCTGAAGATAGAAAGAAGATGGGACTTAAAGGTCGCAAGCATGTAGAGAAAAATTACAATTTTGACAATTTTATAAAGTCTTGGGATGAAATCTTTACTAATGTGCATAAAAAATATGGCTCATGGGAAACACGAAATAAAAAACAAAACTGGACATTGGAAGAAATAAAATGAAGTATAAAATATTAGTAAGAGGACCCGCATTATCACAAACAGGGTATGGCGAACAATGCCGCTTTGCATTAAGAGCTTTAAGATCAAGAGAGGATTTGTTCGATATTTATCTTTTAAATATACCATGGGGAGGAACAAATTGGATCTTTGATGATAGTGAAGAAAGAAGATGGATCGACGAACTGATTATCAAAGCAAAACCAATGCTAGATGAACAAAATCAAAATCCACAAGTGTCCTTGTTCGATGTATCACTTCAAGTAACAATACCAAATGAGTTACATAGAATAGCACAAAAAAATGTTCTCTACACTGCTGGGATTGAAACTGATAGGGCTTGTGAAGAGTGGATTGCAAAATGCCATCAGTTTGCAGATAAAATTTTAGTAATATCAGAACATGCAAAAGCTGGTTTGCAAACACCAATTAAAGTACATGATCAGAATGGAAATGAAATAGAATTTGTTTTACAAAAACCAATTGAAGTGGTCCACTATCCAGTTAAAAAAGTTGAGGTAAAAAATTTAGATCTTCAGTTAGATACAGATTTTAACTTTTTAGCCATGGCTCAGTGGGGACCTAGAAAGAATTTGCCAAATATGATTACTTGGTTTTGTGAGGAATTTCATGATAATGAAGATGTAGGATTGGTGGTAAAAACTTTTGCTAAAGGAAATAGTAGAATAGACAGAGCATTTATTAATAGCACAATTAAACAAATCTCCAATAATTTTCCTGATAAAAAGTGTAAAGTTTACCTTCTTCATGGGTATATGACTGAGGAAGAAATTCATTCACTGTATGTCGATCCAAAAATAAAAGTAATGATAAATTTTGGTCATGGAGAAGGATTTGGTCTTCCGCTATTTGAAGCTGCTTATTCTGGCTTGCCTATTATTACACATGATTTTGGCGGGCAAAAAGACTTTTTGTATGCACCAAAAAAGAATAAGAAGGGCGAATCTAAGTTAAGAGCACACTTTAGTAAAATTAATTATGATCTTGAACCAGTTCAAAAAGAAGTACTCTGGCAGGGTGTAATTGAACCAAACATGTCTTGGGCATATCCTAAAGAATCAAACTGTAAAATAGCTATGAGAGAAGCAGTCAAAAACTATGGACTTTTACAGGGAGAAGCTAAGCGGCTAAAAAAGTGGATAGAAAAAGAATTTACACAGCAAGCCAAGTATGATGACTTTTTAGAAAAATCTGGATTTTTAGAATCTGGTTTAGAAAAGAAAGAAATCGATGATCTGTTCTCTGACTTGTTTGACGATGATGAGTAAGAAAGTAATTTTTGTTAATGATTTTTGGAACTATCAAGGAGGTGCAGAGCTTACTTTTGAAGCCTTGATAGAAAAATGCCCATATCAGCATGAAAAAAAAGAAAGTCAGGCAATAACAAAAGAATACTTACAACAAAATAAAAAAAATTTATTTATATTAGGAAATCTATCACTTTTAAGCGATGAATTAAAATTTTATTTTTGTAAAAACATAAATTATTGTTTGCTAGAATTTGATTATAGAATATGCAAACACCGACTGCCACAATTGCATGTTGATTCAAATTGTGATTGTCAAAAAACACTATTAGCAAATATTAAAACGAATATGCTGCTTTTATTTCACTCAAAAATTAATTTTTTCATGTCTGAACAACAAAAAAATTATTATCTTAAAAATGTTTCGAAACTAAAAAATAAAAATAATATTGTAATAAGTTCTGCTTTTTGTGATAAGGACATGTCCACAATAAAAAGTCAAAAGATAGACAATAAAAATGATACTTGGCTAATTCAAAAATCAAATTCATGGGTCAAGGGGACTAAAAATTCTATCAAATATGCTACAGAAAAAAAATTAAATTTTAAATTATTTGAAAACTTAACAAGAGAGCAAATGCTGTCTTTGTTCGCATCCTCCAAGGGCTTTATCTTTTTACCAAATGGTTTTGATACATGTCCACGAACTATTATAGAAGCTAAATTGTTGGGGTGTGAAATAATTTGTAACGATTATGTTCAACACTCACAAGAAAAATGGTTCTTAAATAAAACATCTATTTGGGATAAAATTCAAAATAATAAAGTAGAATTTTGGAACATAATAAAAGACCATGAAAAATAATAAGAAAATTTTAGTGACTGGTGGTTCTGGTTTTATAGGCAGAAACTTTATTAATTATTTAATAAAAAATACAGACAATAATATAATCTCTTTACAAAAAAGTATAGATTTAAAAAGAAAATTTAATAGTAAAAGAGTTCAAGTTGTTGAACATGATTTAACTTCTCCGATATCGGACAAAGTTGCTGAAAAATTACTTGATGTAAAATCTATTGTGCATCTGGCTGGCAAATCTGATATTAAAAATAGTTTTTTAAATCCTGAAGATTATATTTCAAACAATATTCTATCTATAACAAATTTAATCAATCACTTTAAAAATATTCCTATAGAAAAAATGATACATTTTAGCACTGCTGAAGTTTTTGGACCATCATTAAATAATTATAGATTTAGTGAGCAAGACTTAAAAACCCCAAAAAGCCCATATGCACTATCTAAAAAACAAGCAGAAGATGTGGGTGATTTTTATAGAGAACAAAACAACTTTCCAATAATTACAACTTATGTTATGAATGTTTTTGGAGAAGGTCAGTGCCATGATAGGTACATCCCTACATTAATTAAAAGTATTAATTATGATAATTCAGTTGATATACATTGTGATAAAAAATCAACAACCGCATTATCTAGAAACTATTTGCATGTCGATGATGTTTGCAGTGCCATTTACTTTTTGTTAAAAAATGGTCTTCCTGGGGAACGATATAATATTGTATCTAAAGAATATACAGACAACTTAAGATTAGCTGAGACGATATCTCAAGTTTTAAAAAAGAAGCTGAAATATAAATTAGTAGCTACTTCAAATAATAAGCAACATGCCTTATCTTTATTAAATGGACAAAAATTGTGGGATATGGGATGGTCGCCAAGAAAAACTTTATTTGACTCGCTCAAAGAATATACAATAAATTCTATAAACAATAAGGAAGATTTTAAATGAGAACAAATACACATTTTAAAATAATTGTTCCAAATTATAATAATGAAAAGTGGATAAAATATTGTTTAAAAAGTGTTATAAAACAAGAATATGAAAATTATCAATGTATAATAATTGATGACATGTCCACAGATAGTAGTGTTAACATTATTGAAAATATTATAAAAAATGATGATAGATTTATTTTAGTAAAGAACACAGAAAAGAAATTAGCATTGAGAAACATTTATGAAGCAATTGTTCTTTCAAACCCCTCTCAAGAGGATGTGGTCATAACTTTAGATGGCGACGATTGGCTTCTTGGAAATAATGTTTTAGATTATCTAAACAGGCAATATCTAGAAAAAAAGTGTTGGATGACATACGGTAGTTATGTTGAGTTTCCCTCTAAACACAGAGGTAAATTTTCTAGACAAGTACCATCAAAGGTAATAGATGACAACTCTTTCAGAGAATCAGAGTGGATGTCCTCTCATTTAAGGACCTTTAAATATTGGTTGTGGAAACAAATTAAATATGAAGATCTTCTCAACAAGGAAGGAAAATTTTGTGATGGTGCATGGGATATGAGATTTATGTTTCCCATGTTGGAAATGTGTGGTAGAAAAAGTTTATATATTGAAAAAATTATGCTATCATATAATAGAACAAACCCATTAAATGAAGACAAGGTAGATCATATTAAATTAATGTCATCAGAAAGAGAAATACGACAAAAAATAAAATATGATAGAATTTCTAAACAACAATAAAAAAATTAAGAGAGAAAAAAATGTATGAAACTTTAGAAAAAGTAATCCCCGTTTTGGAAAAAGAGGGATTTAAAATTAATGATCCGTGGGATGTTGTAGAAGCATTTGAAACCAAGGTCGCAGCATATGCCGGGAGTAAATATGCTGTTGCTTGTGATAGTTGTACCAATGCCATGTTTATGAGTTTAAAATATTTAGAAGCCACAGGAAAGATAACTATCCCTTCTAAAACTTACTTATCAGTACCGGGTCTTATATTACATGCAGGTTGTGATATTAATTTTGAAGACCAAGAATGGTCAGGTGTCTACAGGCTAGAACCATATCCTGTTATTGATGGAGCTACAAGATTTACAAAAGGAATGTACATCCCTGGAACATACCACTGCTTATCTTTCCATATAAGAAAAATTTTGCCAATTGCTAAAGGCGGTATGATTCTTACCGATGATAAAGAAGCTGTTGAATGGTTTAAGTTAGCAGAATACGAAGGTCGCGACCGAAGGGTCCCTCACGATGAAATGCCAGAGCCAACTATAAATGGGTGGAATATGTACATGCCTCCTGAACAAGCTGCTCGCGGCATCATGTTGTTTAACGAACTGAATGAGGAAAATGAAGATTGTGGTGGGTCTTGGAAGTATAAAGATCTATCTCATTACAAATTGTGGAAAAAATAAGGATAGAAATAGTCATGCATAAAAGAATACAATACAATATTGACAAGTACAGATTTGCTGAATTAGTGTCAAAAACATTTGAAGTTGATGATTTATCGCTGCTTCATATTAATCGCAAAGATTTGTTACCACCTCAAAAACTAGATTTTTCAAATGAATCAAGGACAAAGTTTCATGAATTATTCTATAAAAAACTAAATTCTCCATGGACTAGTCTTATAGAATCGTATGAAGATTTTATAAAAAATGAAATTTCATTGTATTTTAAGGAAGATTTTATTTATCAGTCTTTTCCAACATTCCGTATACACATCCCAAATTACAAAGCTATTCACCAGTGGCATTATGATTCAGATCCAATACACAAGCATCCTCCATGGGAGATAAATGTTCAAGTCCCTCTAACTAAAATGATAAAAACCCAAGCAACTTGGATTGAGTCAGTACCAGGGTTAGAAGATTTCTCGCCAATGGAGATGAATTACGGAGAGTATGTATTTTTTGATGGCAACCGCTGCAAGCACGGGAATAAAGTTAATGAAGAAGACCGTACTCGTGTTTCTTTTGATTTTAGAGTTATGCCATTAAGCAAATATACCGGGCAATCTAAATCATCTGTAACCTCTCAAAAAAGATTTATAATTGGAGAATATTATAAAATCTTTAACAAGCTAGCTGAAGGTTAAGTTAAACAAAAAGGCAAAATATGTTATAGTAAAATTTGCGGGAGGCTATAAAGTAACTTACTTTAGAGGAATGAAAACATATGAATGATCCTGGTTTGAAAGAAATATTACTAGCTGTAGAAAAATACATTGAAAATAAACAATTAAACAAAAAAGAGTGGAGACCTGGGCAGGATTGGGTCCATTATGCTGGTCCATACTACAATTCAGAAGAGTACAAGAATGCAATAAGCACTCTTTTAAATGGTTGGCTTGTTTTAGGTAAAGAAGGAACAAAATTTGAAAGAAAGTTTAAAAAGTTTTTTGATAAAAATCATGGAATTTTAACTAACAGCGGGTCTAGTGCCAACTTGTTAATGATGCTGCCGCTGACTTCAAAAAACTTGTATAACTTGCCAAAGGGCACAAAAGTACTAACTCCGATTGCAGGCTTCCCCACGACAATTAATCCAATTTTTCAAGTTGGATTTGAACCAGTCTTTGTCGATATTGAGTTGAAGACTTTAAATTTAGATCTAAACATGGTTGAGGATGTTTTAAAAAAAGATCCAGACATTAAAGCGATAACTTTTGCTCATGTTTTAGGTAATCCACCAAACATGGATAGACTAATGGACTTGGTTAAACAATATGACTTGATAATGTTGGAGGATTGTTGTGATGCCTTAGATTCGACTTATAAAGGAAAGCCTTTAGGTAGTTTTGGTGATTTTGCAAGTTGTTCATTTTATCCTGCACACCACATTACAATGGGCGAAGGTGGGTTTATTGCATGTAACACATTAGAGCAAGAGAGAACAATTAGAAGCTTCCGTGATTGGGGTCGAGGGTGTTACTGTGTAGGTGAAAAAGCAAGTGTATCTGCTTGTGGAGCATGTGGAAAGAGGTTTTCAAACTGGTTACCATCCTTACCAAACCAAATATTTGATCATAAATATGTGTATGAAGAAATAGGGTATAATCTAAAACCAATAGAAATACAAGCGGCTCTTGGTCTAACACAAATAGGGAAAATTAAAGAAATCAAAAGCAAAAGGCAAAGAAACTTTAATCTTTTACGAGATATTTTCTTAGAGTATGAAGAACACTTTCATATTCCTACCGCCACTGAACACTCAGATCCAAATTGGTTTGCTTTTCCTTTAACTGTAAAGGATACATCCTGGGTTAGTCGTATTGAGTTTACTAAATTTTTAGAATACAGGAAAATACAAACTAGAACTTATTTTGGTGGAAATGTAATGTTGCAACCAGCCTATACACACTTGGCTGATCCCCAACAAATCATCAGAGATTTTCCAACTGCAAGAAAAATTACATCTGATACATTTTTTCTAGGTACAGCACCAACAATAACAGAAGAACAAATTGACTACATCCGCAGTTGTGTTAAGTTGTTTTTTGATAACAGGCGGGAAACATGATATCAATAGCAATGCCAGTGTATGAGTCCTTTGGAAGAGGGGTTGAGTTTTTAAGTCATCATTTTGAAAAATTTGAAACTCAAACTTATAAAAATTTTGAGGTGGTTATTTCGGATCACAGTAAAACTGATGCAATAGAAGATTTTTGCAAAAATTATAAAACAGATAATTTCACAGTAAAATATGAAAGAAATAGAGAAAAAAGAGGTAATTTTACTTTTAACACAAACAAGGCAATGCAACGTTGCACTGGAAAAATAATTAAAATTTTATATCAAGATGATTTTTTATGGGATGATAACAGTTTACAAAAAATTGAAGACTCCTTTGATGATGAAACAAAATGGTTAGTCACATCCTATGCACACACTCATGATGGACAAAATTTCTTTAATGAGGAGACACCAGTTTATAACGAAAAAATTTATACTGGCAATAATACAATAGGTAACCCGAGTGTATTATCAGTAAGAAACGATGATAGTTTACTAATGTTTGATGAAAAAATGATTTGGGCAGTTGATATTGATTACTATAAAAGGTTACATGATAATTTTGGTCCACCTAAAATCTTAAATGAAAAAACGGTTGCAATAAGATTATGGGATAAACAAATGACACATTTAATACCACCTAAAAGGAAGGCTAAAGAAATAAGCATGTCGATAGGAAAGCATGAAAAGTAAGATACAATTACAGAATGTAACTATGTTGGCTCTTGGATCAACCCAAATTCAAGAAAACTTAGCAGCATTACAAGTTAGTATGAAACATATTGATTTTGGTGCTGTAAAGTTTATTTCTCATAAAGAACCAAAAAAAATGCCCAAAGGTATTGTTTTTGAAAAATTTAAAGGCTTTGAAAACATAACATATAAAGAATTTAGTTATTACTGTATCTACAAACTAGTTGAGCATGTAGACACTGATTATATGCTTATGATTCACCCTGATGGTTTTGTAATAAATGCAGATTCATGGACTGATGAGTTTTTGGAGTGGGATTATATTGGGGCACCATGGCAGATAAGTGATAATGCTTTTATTGATCCATATGGTAATCACCAGAGGGTCGGCAACGGAGGCTTTACATTAAGAAGTAAAAAGCTCCTTAATGTCCCTTCTATTGAAAATATTCCATTTGAAGTCAACCAGGGAAATTTTTATAAGCACATGAATGCCGGTGCTTATAACGAAGACGGTAACATATGTGTACACAATAAGCACTTATTTGAAAAACATGGCTGCAAATTTGCCCCAGTAGAGTTGGCAGCAAGATTTTCACATGAAGAACCATGCCCAGAAACAGAGGCTGTCAAAAAACCATTTGGTTTTCATCGCTATCTACCGGGCACTTATCCAAAAAGATTTAATTTTAATGATTATGGGATTATAAAGTAGATGAAGCATGTTAAAACAAATTTTTTAGTTGTAAGTGATTATAATTGGCTTCCAAAAGATTTAGAAGAATCTTGGGTGCATAAATTATCAGACAATTATCTCATATACGACAGAGCACACCGCTTTGAGGAAACAGAGAAAGTAAAACATCAGATAAATGTTGGACAAAACATTTTTGATATTTTTTATTTTGCATATAAAAATTATAATAATCTACCAGATGTAACAGCATTTTGTAGAGCATGTCTAATGTTCCCAAAGGGAAGAGAAAAACCTTTATCTAGTGGAAATTGCAGTGAACAACATTTTTTAAAAATTATTAACAATAATTTTTTTACAGAAATACACGACTTTGGAATAGAAGCACATGCCCCTTATGCTGGATCTCCAATACCAGCTAGTAAGATGGACCATGACGGGGGATTTTTAGAAATCAATAATAGCTGGTACATGCACCATGCACCTTGGAGACATTTTTCAAATTTAAATGATTTTTTTAAAGATGTTTATGTCAATCCAGACATAAACCAATATGTTCGTTTTTCCCCCGGTGGAAACTATATCATTCCAAAAGATAGACTTTTAAGATATAGTAAGAAATTTTATAGGAAAATGATGGAGTACATTAGCTGGAATCGAACTGGCACTGCCCCAGCAGAGGCTCACTTGTTAGAAAGAGCCTTGTATACAATGTTCACATGTGACTGGGAAGTTACAGAAAAATACAAATAGGTTAATTATATGAAGGGCGAAAAAATATTTATAACTGGCGGCGCTGGATTTTTAGGTAAGAATTTAGTAAAAAGATTGTATGAACACAATGAAATAACTGTTTATTCTCGTGATGAATCAAAACATTATTATATGAAAAAACAGTTTCCAAAAGTTAATTTCATTATTGGGGATATTAGAAATAGAGACTTTTTAATTAGAAAGGCTAAAGGTCACACCATTGGTATTTTTGCAGCATCATTAAAACAAATAGAAGCATGTAATGACAACTATGAAGAGGCATCTAAAATAATTATAGATGGTGCTTTTAATTCACGGCTAGCCGCAGAAGAAAACAATTTTAAGGCGGCTTGCTTTATTTCAACAGACAAAAGCAGGGGAGCCACAACAATTTACGGTGCAATGAAGTTTGTTGCTGGAGAAGGGTTTATTAGCGGAAAGTCTAATTGCAATCTAACCTCTTTAATTTATGGCAATGTAACAGCATCAACTGGTTCTATTATACCATTAATATGGAAAACAATAAGAAGTGATGGAAAGTTACAACTTTATGGAACAGAAATGACTAGATTTTTAATTTCTGCTGACCATGCCGTAGATCTAGTCTTGAAATCTATGAAATACAGTCACTGCAATATCATACCAAAGGCTAAATCATTTAAAATCCATGACTTGTTTGAAATATACAGAAAAGAGTTTGGTTTAAAGTATGAAGTAACTGAGCCCCGCACAGGTGAAAAGATCCATGAAATAATGGCTTCTTCGGAAGAGGTACCCAGAATGGAAGAAATTAAAGATGAAGAAATATATCTTTTGCACCCTCAAAAGACATTCAGAACAGTAACTTTTTCTAGTGGTGAATATTCGTCAAACACCTGCTGTTTAACAATGGAAGAACTACAACAATACTTGCAAACAAACAATTATTTTAAGGAGGAGTTGTGAAGATAATATTATTTGGATCAAATGGTATGCTTGGCTCCTACATTAGCTCTTACTTGGGTCAAACTCATAAGGTTGTGGAATTCACAAGAAGAGACTTGGATATTTCATTATCATCTAAAGAAGAAATAATAAATTTTTTAAACAAACATGTAAAAGAAGAAGATTTAATAATTAATGCTGCTGGTGTTATAAAACAAAGAGATGTTAGTTTATTCGAAATGATAAAAGTTAATAGCTTGTTCCCAAATATATTAGCTGATTTTAAAAATAAAAAACAGTGTAATGTGATTCATATAACAACTGATTGTGTTTTTAGTGGGCATAAAGGACAATATACTGAGAATGACCTACATGATTGCTTAGATGACTATGGCAAAACAAAGTCTTTGGGAGAGAATCCTAATTTAACAATCATTCGTACTTCAATTATTGGTGAGGAATTGTTTAACAAGGTCTCATTACTTGAGTGGGCAAAATCAAAAAAAGCAACATCTGTACATGGATATATAAATCACTTATGGAACGGTGTGACCTGCCTAGAATTAGCAAAAGTAATAAAAACAATTAATTTACAAAATGATTATTGGCAGGGTGTAAAACATTTTTTTTCAAAAAATACTGTTTCAAAAAATGAATTGTTGCAACAAATAAGTGATGTTTATAATTTACAATTACAAATAAATGAACACAATACAGAACACCATGTGTATAGAGATTTGTTTTCTAATTTTGTAAAAACAAAAACAGATAAAACGATTAAAGAGCAATTACAAGAGATGAAGGATTATAACCTTCTAGAGAGGTGCAAATGATAGTTAATGAATTGTACAATGGATCTGGTCTTGGGAACCAATTGTGGAGATATACAGTAACGAGAGTTATTGCTTTAAAAAATGGATATGATTTTGGAATAATGAATCCGCATAAGTTTAAAGCATCTAAAATTTTTAATTTAGATTTTGGTAACGAGGTTGTTGGTGGTGATGGACCTGAAGGTGGACCGCCAATCACACTGCCAGAGGGTATCGAAAAGTATTATGAAGAAAAATCATTAATCCACCCAGTTTATCAATGTGATTGTAGACTCTATGATCCAGGTCTTGTTAATATCCTTGATAACACTAAAATAGACGGAAATATGGAGTCCGAAAAATATTTAGAGGGCTACAAAGATGATGTAAGAAAATGGTTTAAAATAAAGGAAGACAAACAATATTATGGTCTTTCAAGTCCAGATATCTGTATATTAGGGTTTCGTGGTGGAGAGTATGTAGGAGTTAATGAACTTTTTCTACCGCCATCATACTGGTACAATGCAATGAACATTATGAAAAGCCGGAATCCAAATATGGTGTTTAAGGTTGTAACAGATGATCCTAGAACCGCTAAAATGTTTTTTCCAAATCTAGATGTATATCATTATAATACACAAGCCGACTGGATATTGATAAGAAATGCTCAAAACATCATAATGTCTAATTCTAGTTTTGCATGGATTGCAACATGGATAAATGACGGTGTAAAAAATGTTATTGCACCTAAATTTTGGGCAAGACATAATGTATCAGATGGATTTTGGGCACAAGGAGACTCTCTAACAAAGGGGTGGGAATATTTGGACAGAAATGGTGACATGTTCAGTTATGATGATTGCTTAAGTGAAAAACAACAATATGAAAAAGACAATTCCCACATTTATGCCATGTATGGGAGTGAATAAAATTTAAAATGAGAAAAAGAAAAGTATACGATTGTTTTTGTTTTTTTAATGAATTAGAATTACTAGAACTCCGTTTAAACATATTGGATGACTATGTAGATTTTTTTGTTATTTCGGAGGCAAATGTCACTCATACTGGCAAACCAAAACCATATTATTTTGATGAAAATAAACACATGTTTAGTAAGTTTCTTCATAAAATAATACATCTAAAAATAGAGGACACACCGAGTGATTTTGTAAATTTGCCTATAATAGAACATCCAAAAACCTATGATGAGTGTGAACTAAATAAGATATATAATTTTATAAACACTCAAACAGAAAGGTTTAATGTTCACACACAGCAAGATTATGGTAGAGATTTTTTTCAAAAAGAGTGTGTTAGAAGAGGCTTAATTAATTGCGAAGATGATGATGTGATTATATTTTCAGATGCTGATGAAATTCCAAATCCAAAAATTTTAGAACAATTGCATCGTATTTATGACACTGGGCATGCAGATAAATTTTTTACCTTTAATCAGAAATTTTATTGTTACTATCTTAATGTGTTAAAAGAAAACAACTGGGGTGGCTCACGAATGGGGGCATACAAAAATTTAAAAAACTTCTCCTACAATCAGTTGCGTGCACAAGAGAATTTTACTATTAAAAATGGTGGCTGGCATTTTAGTTTTTTGGGCGGTGCCGACCGTGTAAAAAAGAAAATAACATCTTATTCAGCAGTTGATTTAGTTGATAAGAGAGTGTTTGAGTCTGTGGAAAAAAACATAGAGAACAATGTAGATCCGTTTTTTAGAGGGTCGTTAACAGTTGTCGATATGGATAAAACATACCCAGAATATTTAATAAAAAACAAAGCAAGGTATGAACAACTGATAAAAAAAGTTATATAATACTTATAACCAAAAATTAGTAAAGTTGTAAAATTAGAATGATATTAGAAGGGGTAAAAATTTTTGAGCCGATTGTTCACGAGGACCAGAGAGGGTGCTTTTTTGAGCCATTTAGTAAGAAAATATATGAAGATTTAAAAGAAGATTTTTACCAAGATAATCATTCGTACTCCAAAAGGCATGTCATACGAGGACTTCACTATCAATGGGATAAGCCTATGGGAAAGCTAATAAGAGTGGTAACCGGTTCAATCATAGACTACTATGTTGATATAAGAAAAGATTCTGCAACTTATGGTAAGTGGGGATCTATTTTGCTTTCCGATGCTAATAAAAAGATTTTGTGGTTACCACCCGGCTTTGCCCATGGATTTGAAAGTCTAGGAGACGAAAACATCGTTTTATATAAATGTACAAGTTTTTATAATTCAAAAGGTGAGAGTGGAATTAACCCCTTTGATAAAGAGTTGTCAATACCATGGTTAACTCCTAAACATAAAAGAGTTTTATCAAAAAAAGATTTAAACTCTAAAAGTTTTTCTGAATATAAGAAAAGACCAAAATTTTAAAAAGGAAAAAAATGAAAATTGTTGTTACTGGCGGAAGAGGATTTATCGGGAGCCATTTTGTAGAAGAGGCTTTAAATAAAGAGCACGAAATAATTGATATAGATAAAATGGGATATGCCTCAAATAAGAACTTACCGTGGGATAAACATCCAAACTATTCTTTTATAAAGGCAGATATAAGCGAGATAACACATCTTCCAAACTGTGAACTTTTAATAAATTTTGCTGCTGAAAGTCATGTTGATAATTCAATTAATGATACAATGCCCTTTATAAAGAGCAATATAGATGGTGTACACAATTTGTTAGAACTAGTCAGAGGAAAAGCCTCTTATGAAAGACCTTTGTTTTTTCATATTAGTACTGACGAAGTGTATGGAGATATTCTACAGGGAGAATTTAAAGAGAGCGACATATTAAATCCAAGCAATCCATATTCTGCTACAAAAGCGGCAGCAGAAATGTTAGTTCTGGCATATAGCAGAACTTATGGAATAAATTATGTTATTACTAGAAGTAGTAACAATTATGGTCCTCGACAATTTGAAGAAAAATTAATCCCCAAATGCATTTCTAGAATTAAAAGAAACAAAAAAATACCTTTGCATGGAGATGGTACCTATGTTCGTGATTGGTTATATGTTAAAGATAATGTTGATGGTATTTTTAAGATCATAGAGAGCGAAAACATAAATGAAATTTACAACATTTCTTCTCAAAATTATATGCAAAATATAGAGGTTGCTAAAACAATTTTGTCATGGTTTGATTCAAATGAAGAAATGATAAAGTTTGTAGAAAATCGCTGGGGTCAAGATCTAAGATATGCCGTTGACAATCAAAAACTGAGAAGTTTGGGATGGTCTCCAAAGAAAAATAAGGGTTTATATAAATGGTTTTAACAGACTCTCAAAATAAAATACTTTTAACGGGAGGGTCTGGACTATTAGGGAAAGAATTATTAAAATTAGCACCTTATATTCATGCACCAGCACATACAGAGTGTGATATTTTAAATTATAGCCAAGTTTTAAAAACGATAGAGGACATAAAACCATCAATTGTTGTACATGCAGCAGCTTTTACAGATGTGAAACTAGCAGAAAAAAGTCCAGATGCCTGCATAGAAACTAATGTTATTGGCACTATTAATGTAATTAAGGCTTGTAAAAAGAAAAAAACAAAATTAGTGTATATCTCAACAGACTATGTTTTTGATGGTAAAAAAGGGAATTATAGTATAAATGATGGTATTAATCCATTATCAAAATATGCTAAAACAAAAGGCGCCGCAGAGTTGTTGGTAAGGACATACGACAATCATTTAATCATCAGAACTTCTTTTTTCGGACACAGTTTTCCGTATGAAAAAGCTTGCACAAATCAGTGGACTACAAAAGATTATGTAGATGTTATATCTTTGAAAGTGCTACAAGCAGTAAAGAGTAATAAAAAGGGCATTACTCATATTGGCTCCCGCCGTAGAAGCATCTATGAAATAGCAAAAGAAAGAAACCCGCATGTTAAAAAGATTAAAATAGAAGATTTAGATTTTCCAATACCACAAGATGTTAGCTTAAATATGGAGAACGACGAATGATAACTTGTAATCTACAAGGTGGATTAGGAAATCAAATGTTTCAAATCGCCGCCGCTTCAGCATTAGCTTGGAGAAACGAAGATGAACCAATTTTTGATTTAGAACGCCACGATCTCCCACAACAGGGAAGAAAAGCAATAAATTATTTAGACAATATTTTTAGAAATGTCACATTTAAGGAGAACACAAGCTATTCAGAAACTTATAACGAGCCTCATTTTTCTTATAAAGAAATAGCTTATACAAAAAACATGTGCTTGAAAGGATATTTTCAATCAGAAAAATATTTCAAAGATTGTGAAAAAGAAATAAAAAAAATGTTTAAGCCGTCATTGCAAACTAAACAATACATAGAAGAAAAATACGGTAAAGATTTGAATAAAAAAGCCACATCAATACATATAAGAAGAGGTGATTACATAACCATACCTGACTTTAATCCTCTTTGTACTCCAAAATATTATGCAGAGGCAATTAAAAAACTGCCTAAAACTGACATTTATATGGTATTTAGTGATGACAAAGAGTGGTGTAAAAACATATTTAAAAAAGGAAATTTTAAAATTATTGAAGAAGAAGATTATATAGACCTTTATATAATGTCAATGTGCAAAAACAATATTATAGCAAACAGTAGTTTTAGTTGGTGGGGTGCATGGCTAAACAGCAATGAGCACAAAAAGATCGCTGCTCCAAAAAACTGGTTTCATAGTAGTAAAGAAGAGTTGTACAACACTCAAGACTTGATTCCTGATAACTGGTTGCTTCTTTGAAACGGGGAAAAAAAATGAAAAAAATATTAGTATGTGGAGCCGGTGGATTTATTGGCGGCGCCATGGTAAAAAGATTAAAAAGCGAAGGGCATTGGGTCCGAGGTGTTGATATAAGTGAACATGAGTTCTTTGATATCAAAGCCACCGCAGATGAATTTATTCTTGGTGACCTTCGTGATCCAAAAATTTGTGGTGAAGTAATAACAGAAGACTTAGATGAAATTTATCAATTTGCTGCTGATATGGGCGGTGCTGGTTTTGTTTTTACCGGAGAGAACGATGCAGATATTATGCACAATTCTGCCATGATTAATCTAAATGTAGCAGAACAGTGTGTAAGGAAGGGAATAAAGAAAATTTTCTACTCATCTTCTGCATGTATGTACCCAGAGCACAACCAGTTAGATCCAAACAATCCAAATTGTAAAGAAGATTCTGCATATCCAGCAAATCCAGACTCTGAATATGGTTGGGAAAAGCTATTTTCAGAAAGATTGTGGCTTGCATTTTCAAGAAATTATGGGCTAAATGTAAAAATTGCAAGATATCACAATATATTTGGACCAGAAGGGGCATGGAATAATGGTCGCGAAAAAGCTCCTGCTGCTTTTTGTCGAAAAGCCGCTCTGGCAAAAAATGGAGAAACAATAGAAGTTTGGGGGGATGGCAAACAAACTCGCTCCTTTCTATACATTGATGAGTGTATTGAAGCAACTCGTAGATTAATGGACAGTCCAAATTTTAATGGACCGGTCAACATAGGTTCAGAAGAGATGATAGCAATTAATGATTTTGCACAAATGGCTATTAATATTTCTGATAAAAATGTTACAATACATAATATAAAGGGACAAGAATTTCTTGATAAATATGGTTTCCCATGCCCAATCGGGGTTAGGGGTAGAAACAGTGACAACCAACTAATACGAGAAAATTTAAATTGGGATTACAAACAATCACTTTTAGAAGGGATGAAAAAAACCTTTAATTGGATAGAAGAACAGATAAGGGGATAAAATGAAACTATCAGATCAAGCACTAGGAGCCGTAATGATGGCTCTTCAAAAATCACTATTGGAACAATCAGACATTGTACCAGTTTTAAAAGAATTTAATTTTACAATTCAGGGTGACTCCCAAGATGAATTAGTCGTTACAAACCCACCAACTTTTAAGGTTGGAGAGCAACAATCAGAGTTTGTTCATGAATAAAATTGTTGATAAACCATGGGGACATGAAGAAATTATCATTCATACTGACAAGTATGTCATGAAAAAACTTTATATTAATAAAGGTCAACGTCTTTCAAGACAGTTTCATGTAAAAAAAGATGAAACAGTGTTTGTTCTCAAGGGAACACTGCTTTTAGATTTATCAACAAACGATCTTGAAAGTAATGTTGTGAAGCTTGAAGAGGGACAATCGTGGAGGATTATTCCAAAAACTATTCATAGATTCACAGCACCTCATAATGCCCCAGTAGAGCTTTTTGAAGTCTCCACTCCAGAACTTGACGATCTTGTCAGGCTACAGGATGACTATGGGAGATAGCATTACTTTAAAAAAAGAAGAAGCTAAGTTTTTGTTACAACACCTTGAAAAATACATAAAAGACAAAAACAATATATTAAAAGAATGCCTAAGAGAAGAAGAACAACAATTTTGGAATAGATTTTTCTGTGTTTCTGAAATGGAAAATCTTTTTGAAAAACTTCAAGAGGCTTATAACAATGCCTAAATATAATTTTGCTTGCGAGTTTTGTAATGAGCAGTGGTCGGAATGGCTGGGGATAAAAGATCCGCTTCCAGTAGAATGCCCTCATTGCGAACAGGGAAAGCCCTACAAAGTTCCTACTAAGTTTGTTACAATAAACAAGAAAGAAGAAAAAAAATCTGCTAAAGAAAATGTGATTGATCACATTGAAGAGAACAGAAAAATATTAAAGCAGATGAAAACCGAGGCAATCAAATGATCGTTACACTGACAATAGCTACAATCACCCTCTCAATCGCTCTAGGATTGGCTGTGTGGTATGTTAGAGGATTACTTAGGGTAATGTATCAAATGACCGTAGATGTCCAACAGATGGAAGATAAGATGGTTGAGTTCTCAAAGCATTTGGACAATGTTTATGAGATGGAGATGTTTTATGGGGATGAAACCCTTGGACAACTTATCCGTCATTCTAAAGAAGTCATCAACAGTATTAACATGTTCAGAAACATATTTGAGATAGAAAATGACAAAACCAATGAAGAGAAAGAGACGGAAGAGAACTAAACGACTTTATTTTACAAAAGTCCACGAGGAAGCAATAATTCAATATTGCCTTACAAGTGATAGGTATCAAAGAGATAAATTATATGGCTCTTTGATCCAACCCGCTTTTAGTGAGATGGTCGATAAGATTATCTATACATATAAATTTAACAACCTTCCAAACATTGAAGTGTTGGCAGATGAGTGTAAGATTTGGCTTACTACAATTTTAGCTAAATTTGACCCTGATAAGGGACATAAAGCATTTTCATATTTTAGTGTAATCACAAAAAATTGGTTCATTCAGAAGGTGAAGAAGAATACAAAGCGGCTTCAAAGAGAAGTCAACTGTGATGATGTTTATCATCAAATGAACAATGAGCAATTTGTCACAAAGAACCATTACGATGACGATCGCGCCAAAAAAGAATTTTGGTCTGCTTTAACAAGTGAAATTGAAGGCTGGAAACAAATGCCTCTAAAGGAAAACGAGCAAAAAACTATTTTAGCCATCGAAGATCTGATGAACAGTATTGAAAGTATTGAAATTTTTAACAAAAAAGCTATTTATCTATACCTACGAGAGATTAGTGGTTTAAATACTAAACAACTTGTAGCAAGTTTGAGTAACATTAAAAAGCGTTACAGAGAATTTAAACATGATTGGGTAAATGGTGATCCTAGATGATAGATCCAGATGAATTAGCAGAAAAAGCAATTCAAAACATTGTAGAAGATAGAAACAAGGCAGACTACCTTGTAACACAAATCTTGTCTGATATTCAAGCAGGCAAGACAAACCATCAATCGGCAGGTATGGTTTTGTCTAAACACCTAGAGACAATGCAGCGAGCTAACGAACAGTTAGTTAAACTTACTGCTTTGTTTAAGAAAACAGAGACCAACCACTTTACTGGGTTCTCCGATTCTGAAAGAGATAAGTTGTTTGAAGAAATCAACAAAAAAGAAGAAGAGGACACTAGTGAGTAATGGTTGCTTCTACATTAAATAAAGTAGCAAGACCAAAGCCAATTAAATCTGGTCCTGCTGATGCTATAATAAGAGACACTCCCTATGATGTTATCTTAGACGAACTTGCTCGAAAAAGCCTAGAAAAAGAACAAAATAAAAATAAAACTAGTTTTTATGGTCTTGTAGTCAAAATAGCTAGCGATTCGTATGTCAAAGATCGTAGAGTTTTAAGTGACCTTTTTTTAAATGAAGAATATAATATAGACAGAGAAGATAATACGAGTAATTCTGAAAATTCTAAATTTAAGATAGCATTGCTACATATCCCATCTTTATATTCATATTTTACAACACACAATATAGCTGAATCAAAATTCACATCACAGATTTTAACTTCCGATTCATTTTTAATACCGGTTAAAACTGGCTTGTCCATTAAAAGAGGTGATATTGTAAAGGTAAATTTTGGAGATATAGAAAACTTTTCTGACATTACTCTTGTACAAACAGGGAAGACTGCTCCGATTATTAAAGGTGTGCAGGGTGGAAATGTTTCTTTAGCAGAGACATACTCTCAGGAAGCACAGACATGTAGAAACCTTCAGATAACACCAGCATCTGGCTCATCTATTAGTGCTAGATCACTGGCGAATCCAAGCAATCCAACTGTAGGCTACGGTCAGTTCTATTCTGATATGATATCAAATGTTTTGTCACCAGATAAGTTAAGAAAAAGACTCATAGCCAGCCTAGGCTCTACAAAAACAAGACAACAATTAACAAATTTACCGCAACCAGCATCTGGAGAAGTAAGCTCTAATCAATTAGAAACACTATTTTTAAATGAGTCTGTTTACATTCCTTTCAAGGTTAAGATTGAAGCTGGCAGTGATAAGGTTTTAAACTATATTAAAGCATTAACACCAGTGCAGAATAATACAAACTACTCTGAGTTTCCTGTGACACTGGCAACTCAAGAAACAAAAGCTAGTTTAACAACGGATGATATAAAGGATAATAGATCACTTTACTTTACATTTGAATTTGTAAGCTCTGCAAATCAGCAACCTGGATCAAACTTTAAAAATAGTGAACAATTTAAAACATTGATAAACACAACATTAAAAGATTATATAAAAGGTGTAGTACAAAACACATACAAATATGGCTTTGTAGAGAGTACAAATCTTAGTTTGGTTCAAGTGGATATTTTTGGCAAGTCTGAAGACTTAGCAGACAAAAATGTTGATGCAGCCATTGAATACTCTTTACAAAAGAAAGCTAGAAACAGACCTGGGGCTTTTGATGTTTTACAAAATGCAACATATGTTAGTCAAACAGCAGCATTGATTGGACAACCTACAGATCCTGCTATAATCGCTCAAGCACAACAGCAGCTAGATTCTTGTACAAGGTTGCAGAGAGTCGTAAACTCACAATTATACATTCCATTAGCCCAGGATGGTATACAACCAGAACAATTAGAGGATTTTACAGCAGACCAAATTTTAATACAAGAAATTCTTGAAGATTTACAAAACATAGATGATACCTCTGGAAAAGAATTTTTAAGGAGAGTGATTTTTAAAGATTTGCCAAAATCAAACTCTCAATTGCCGTCACAAACTGGTAATTTTAGTTATAATTTGCAAAATGAAATTATTGCAGTAACTGAAGAGTCATCTAATGAAAAAAACAATAACAAGGGTGTGCAAGGCACCACTACTGCATTGCCAACAACAGAAACAAGGGGCACCAATTTAGAAATAATGAAAAAGAATGGTGAAAACTTATTAAAATTTGCCATAGCATTTAGAAAGTTTATTGCAGATAATGAAGGTTTGCCTGAAAAAAACATTCTGTTGTTGCCTATAAGTGTGTTCAGAAGATATGAAAATATACAACCAGGAAGAGGTGTAGATGTTAACAGTAGGCACTTTTACAACAGGGCTATGGACTTTGTTGTATATGCAAATACAGATTTAAATTATCCTGGTTATCAAAAAACAGACGGTCTTTTATTAGGTTCTCGTGAAGAATTTGAAACAAACAATGTATCAAGCTATAAATTACCAGCAGAGATAATTTATTTATACTTAATAAAATTTATAAAACAAAATGAAAACCCATTTGGAAAATCAGGAGTTGGTCTTCTTAGACAATCAAGAAATAGAAAAACTTCTTATATTCATTATGAGTATATGATTGACTATAAAGAACCTAAGAAACTTTTAGGCTACAAAAAGCCAAAAACTAAAAAGACTAGAAGGTGGGTTTCGCAGCCAAAAAATAATGATAACAGTTCTGTATACAAAGCTGCTTTTGATAAAGAAAATAAGGATGATATTATACTTGAATTTATGCAAAAGGAAATGGCAAAAGCTTTTAGACAGGTACCAGATAAAATTAAGAGGCTACTTTCATGATAAAGATTAAACAGCTACCATCATTTAATAGCGATAGGCTGTCATATTATAACAGAAAAATTATAAATGATGCATTAAATGCTGCATCAAGTGATGAGTTTGTACAAGAAGCAGATAGGCACTCAATGCCCATTTTTGAAACAAACTACAACATTAAGCCAATAGTTCATGAAAATAAGCCCGCAGTCTTGCTCATGGGGCATAATAAGATATATCAGACTAAACCACAGGTAAGCTTGATTGCGGGTGTTTTAGGGCACCTGGTAAGCGATAACGACCCAGAAGCACCCCAAGATGGAACTCCAATCAGAGTTGCATATCCAACCCCAACAGATGCTGCTTCAGTGATAGCCTCCTCTATGACAGATTATAAAAACTATAATGCCAGATCGTTGGTTTATAACAAGGCAGATGTTGTAGCTATAAAAGCTAGCGAACTAGTTGAAATTAGATCTGGCGGTGTCCCATACCTTCTAGCAAATGGTGCAAAAAACCCAAATGTATATGGTGGGATTCATTTAATATCAGGCGATAAGACAGAGGGCAAAGACTTTGATTTACAATCAATGGTCAAGGGTGAAAATTTGGTTAAATTTTTAAAAGATTTTATTAAACAGCTTAGACAAACAAATTCTCAAATTCGTGAGTTAAACAAGGATGTAGAAAGCTTAAAAAAAGAACTTGCAGGTCATACTCATAAATTTAAAGGTATCGTCACTGGAACATCCCCAAGTGGACCAGTCACTGGAACAGCAAAAGGGGCAACTGTTAAGTCTGTAAAACTAGCAAGTGCTATTGGCAGATCAATGCCAAAGACCACAAAAATAAGCACAAGCTTGTCTTCACTAGAAAAGAACTATTCCGTGCTGATGAAAAACTATTTAAATAGTAACTCTCCAACCAAGATTAGAAGCTCTTTTAACAAGGTAAACTAATGGCACTAACAAAAGAAATATACACTAGAGCAAAAGCATATTTTGAGAAGTTTGCAACTGCAAATTTAGGCGATTCTGTTTTTTTAAGTGCTGGTAAAAGCTCTGATGTCAACACAGATGAAAATTTATTTGCGATAGCTTGTGCAAGATATCTTACTAACGATAAGACAGCATACACTGATCCAATTGATCAAAAAGAGGACTTTCAAAAATTTGCTCAATTTTTAAGACTAAATGATTTTAAATCTTCAAATAAACAAATAGATGTTGGGGTTGGTATAGGTAGTTCAAACAACCTTTTATACAAGCTTGCTGTTGAGTACTTAGCTCAATCTGGTCAAGATCCAACTAAATTAAAAGCTAAATTGTCGGTTATAAATAAAGCTTTTGAAGATCCTGCATTTGAATCTCAATTTCTACAATCAAATATTTTAGATGATCCAAACACTTTTGAGTGCATAACAAAGCAAGCATTCTATAAATGGCATTACTCAACTTATATTGAGGGAACCTTTTTAGAAGATAGAATAAGAAGCGAGAACCCACTAGACCTTTCAGCATCTGGCTGGAATAAATTAGTACTTAATGATCTTACATCAAAAGACATGGACTCGCCAGTAAATTGTAATTTCTTTATTTCTACGAATGGCTCACCATTTAATACTGGCTTTCCAGTTCTTTGCTCTGTTTTTGAAGTTGGCGGTATAAAAAATCTATCAGAATTTGTTGCCTCTCAAAGAATGCAGCAGATAAAAAATGACATATTCAATAAAGTTGGAACTCTTTTTAACCGACAGAATGCAGGTAATGCTAACATAAAAAAATATACACACATAACAAACACACCAATTGACTTGGTAGAAGATGTTAAAATTTCAAAGGGTGGAAAGTCAATAGTTCGTTTTTGTCTAGCATTTGATTATTCATTTCTTGTTTTACTGCCAAAGAACAAACCAATTAATTTAGATGAAATTGGAAATGTTAAATTAACTTTAACAGGCATGAATGCCCTTAATTTAAAGTTTAATCCAGTGGCGGCAAAGTCAACAGATGTTGTTATACAAGAGCAAATAGGAAAAATATCATCAGTTTTATTTTCTAAGCAAGAAGAAGTAGATTTAGCCCCTCCTTTATTTTTAGATCAAGATAATAACTCTTTAAGTGCAACAAAACAATATTTCTTAAACGAAGGTTTGGATGCTGATGCAGCAGCTTCTATTTTATCAAAAAGATATAATTTTGATGCGATAACAACAGCACAATCTCTAGCAAACGAATACAGATACTTACTTACAGAATATAGAAATGTTAGAAATATAAATCCACTTTTTGTAGATTATGATAAAACAGCGATAACTGAAGACATATCATTTTATTACGATGACAGTTATCAACTATTAGCGGTATTTTCAAACAAAAAAGAGAATTATTACAACAATACAATTGTCGAAGAACCACAAAAACAAAGAAATAACATTCCATTTGAGTATCAATTAAATGAGCCTTTGAGTAATCTAGATTTTATCTACCAGCTATTGTCTGATGTTGATAGAACAAAAGAAGACACAAAGAGCAATGAGAGTGGTATTGACGGTGAGCTAGCATTTATTAGTGAATATTTTAAGAAAGTGTTAGTCAAAAAAGGTGTCTATAATAAGAATTTAGATCCTTATGTTATTTCTGATCAACACTACCAAAATACCATAATAAAAAGCAGTGAATACCCAATAATCATGGTAAATTCAACTATAAATGGCTTTTTTTACAACTCAAATGAGATTTTATTGCTTGAATCCTCCGGCGATAATCCAAGTTTTGACTTTTTAAACCTACAAAAAGGTGGTTCTGATATCGACTTTTTGCTTGGAAACGAGACATATGACGATGTAAATGCCATCTCTAAGAGCATTGATGAGTTTTTATTAAGATATCATTACCCAAGAATACAAATTAAACCTTCTTTTTTGGATTTAGCAGACGATACACTACAAAATATTAATCAAAAACTTGAAACTGCAAAACAGATAACAAGAGAAATATCAAATATAGGTAAATCTATAGCCTCACTATCAGGTGTGGAGGTAAAAGAACAGGTTGGACAGCCAATTGAAGAATATTTCTACAACACAAAAGAAAAGCTTTTGTTTGAGGCTCAAAAACAAATTTCTGTAGTTGCTGCCGCAACAACTAATGACCCATTCTTGAAAGATTTGTCCTCTATCATTGATAGCGGAGATCTAGACCAGATATATGATAAAATTTTAACAAAGTTTGATTGGTCCGAATTAGCAGCCAAAGGCTTAAAGGATGACCTTTCTAACTTGAGCAACACATTAAGTAATATAGAGGATTTGTCTGAAGATGTTGCAAAAGATGTGACGAATGTTGTTGATTCTTGTTTAAAAGACCTTGGAGAAGATGTATTAGATACCATCGAAACAATAAAAGATTACAAAGAGGCTTTTGAAAATATACAAAAATTTGTACAAAAAGATTTAAAAGATTTGATTGGCTTGGCTGACAATATTGATTACTTGTTTGTTTTAGATTTTCAAGCTGCAATCCGCGATAAGATAGAGGCAGAAGTGCAAAAAGTTGCAGTAGCTGCTCTTGCAAATATTTTATCGACAGTTATATCAAACCTGCAAGATTTAGCTCAAAGGTCTTTCTCCGAAGCAACTGAGTTTTTAGGAGATAGTATAAACAGTCAACTAGAAAATGCTTTAGATTTATTAGGTGGTCCAGAACAATCTCTAGATTCTATTGGTAGTTCAAAAAATATTTCAAAGTTGGCTGAGAATATAATAAAGATTGACATAGTGGCAATGCTAACAAAGAGTGGCATAGAACCACTAAGCAACATTTTAAATGGAGCCATTGAGATTTATCCAATATTATCAAAGCAAGAAGGTGTGGTCAATAAAGAACGGCTTATTTTAAGTTATCTTAAAAACCTCTCTGACAACTTAACAGTACCAGAGTTTAAAAACCTTTTACAAGGTTTTGTCACTGACGATGTAAAAAAATTAAATCAAGTTGTTGTTGATGATTTAAATGTGCTAAATTTAATAAAAGTAGAATTAAAAAACGAAGTGAATCTATCAACCCTATTCATCTATCTAAATCAGTTTATTAATAATAATATTGTTGATGAATTGTCTTTAAAAACAGTTACCAGAAGAACAAGCCCATGTTTTGTGAATCTTACATCAAAAGACACTGAAGGTCGTGATTTATTTGAAGACTTTGTTATAACTGCCGCTGATAAAGAACAAACAGTATTAGATAAGTTAAATTCAATCATTGACTCTATCAATAAAGCTTGCGATACAATAAATTCAGCATATGGGCAAGCAAAAAATTCAACTTCGGATTTGATAAACCAGCAAGATAAAAAAGAATTATTAAAGTCAGCAGAGAGTTTAATTGAGGGCACCAATGTTCTAAGTGGGCAAATTGTTGAAGATACTCAAGCCCCCCTGTTTGTACAGTTTGATCGTTTAAAATTTGGTTTTGCACTTTTTACTAATCCATTGGTTAATAATAGTTTATTTGTATACAAAACAGAGAAATTACCAGCAACATTAGAAAAGGCATTAGAAGCCCCGGTTAAAGAAATACTGGGAGTTGGCACCAAACTAGATAAAAATAGATTTTTAAATAAAAAAGTTTTTCTGGTTAGGGCGGATTCAACTCCATCAAAGTATGTTGTTGCTAAACCAAATAATTTTTCACAAGAAATATCTATTGGCAGTGAAATTACTGGGCTTGACAGCCTCAGTGAAAAGAACTACCAGCAAATATTATCGTTTATAAATTTACAAGATAATAAATATGGTTATCTTGCATACGGATATCCATCCCCAGGTCCACTTGATCCTGATGGTGTTGTTGTACAAAATATTAGAAAGAATTTATACAGTTTTGCACCCGTTATAACAGATAATAATATAAATGGTCTTAGAATCGACAGGGACGATTCAATTAATTTAGTTTACTCTTATACCCCATCAGATTCTAAAGAAGGGCAAGTAATACTAAAGACACCGATTAACTTGGTAACACCTCTTGGACCATTAGATAAAGCTGCTGCTGCTGAAAAACAAAACCTAGCGATAGTAAACTATCTAAAGATTAAAGAGGGACTTAAAGTAGATGAACTTACTGGACTAGATGGGTTAAGACAAGAAGGACAGAAGATACAAGTATTAGCAAGCGAAGTTAAGAAAAAACTTGATGGTTTGCTTGATGAGTCAACAGAGGCTGTAGATTATTATATGAATAATATGTTTAAAATGAGCGGTTTAATTAAAAAGCTGAAGGATGAACAATGATAGGATTTAGCCAGTTTGTAGAGACAAATACAGCAAACATAGTTGAACAAAGAATTAAGCTGTTCTTTGCAAGTTATTTTATTTTGAACCCTACCTTTGGAAATATTTTTAAATCTCAAATATTACCAGATAAAATTAAAGATGCTTTTAGAAACATATTGTTTATTGAATTCAAAACTAGCTTAAAAGATGTCAAGATATATGAAGAATATTTGATTTGTTCATTGTTTACAGAGCAAACAAACTATGATTTTACCACAAAGTCTGAGGAATTAATTGTACAAGAAGCCAATTCTTCTTTTGAGTCAGTGTTTGCAAAAGTTTTAGACAATTATTTTCAGGATATACCAGAAGAACCATTAGGCTATATATTTGAATACCCAGAAGGCGATTCATTGTTTGATATATACTTCATTTTGAATGGAATCCGCGATTATTTTACATTTGATCCTCTAAAATTCTGGAGTGATAATGAAGATATTCCTATTATAGCACAAAACGATATCTTAGATAATACACTTAAGAGTCTAATTAATTTTAACGAGGAAGATTAAAAATGGCGATAGGAATATCCGTTAAACTACCATTGAGAGTTACTAAACAAGATGGTCCTTATGGATTAACAAAGGATCTTGCTTCTACTGTAAAGCAAAATTTTAAAAATTTAGTTTTAACAACACCCGGTGAAAGAATAATGGATCCAAACTTTGGTTGTGGTGCCTTTGGTCTTTTATTTGAAAACTACACATCAGATGTAAAAGACAGATTTAAATCTAGAGTAATAGAACAGGCAAAAGCCTACCTGCCATTTATAAAAGTTCGAAGTGTCAGGTTTGATGATTCAAATATTGATTCAAATTTAATAAGCATAGCTATAAACTACTACATTACACCACTAAATTTTAATGATAACATCCTCATTAACTTGAACGGAGAGACAGAATAATGCCAACGGTAAAGCCGCCAATTAATTACACAAATAGAGATTTTGCTTCAATCAAGCAGGACCTTATCAATTATGCAAAAATTTATTATCCAAACACTTATAAGGATTTTAATGATGCATCCTTTGGTGCCATGATGATTGACATGATTGCATACATAGGTGATATTATGTCTTTCTATGTAGACTTTCAAACTAACGAAACATTGATGGATTCAGCTATCCTAGAAGATAGTATTTTTAAGATTGCAAAACAACTTGGATATAAATTTGGCACCACTCCCGTCGCAACCGGTCAAGCTGCTTTCTATGTTTCAGTTCCAGCAAACGATGCAGGCACAGGACCAAATACAGATTATGTTCCAATTTTAAAGGCTGGTTCGCTACTATCATCAGATAATGGCTCAGCCTACACACTAGCAGATGATGTTGACTTTGCAGATGCCAACACACAGATTAAAGTTGCAGCCGTAGATGCAAATGGTACTCCAACTAGCTTTGCCTACAAGGCATATGGAACAATTGTCTCTGGAGAATTATCACAAGATACAATCGTAGTTGGCGATTTTGAGAGATTTTTAAAACTAAAAGTTGATGACACAAACATTTCTGAGATTACAAGTGTAGTAGACTCCGATGGTAACGAATACTACGAAGTTGAATACCTTTCACAGAATACTGTTTTCAGGTCCATCAGAAACCTCGGAGACGACTCAGAGACTGTACCATATGTTGTTAGAGACATGTATGTTCCAAGAAGATTTGTCATGGAACAAAATATTGAAGGAGACACTCATCTTCAGTTTGGCTTTGGTTCAGAGACTGAGATTGAAAATAAATCATTCCCAGACCCAACAGCAGCAGCACTACAATTAAATGGAAAACAGTTTTTCTCTGATACTAGTTTTGATCCATCACAAATCCTTAAAACAGAAAAATTGGGTATTGTACCAGTTAATACCACTTTAACAGTTAGCTACAGAAAAAATAGTTCCTCAACTGTTAATGCAGCCGTAAGCTCCGTTAATAGTGTCGTAAATGCGATCGTTGAATTTAGGCAGAGCGATATCGCTAATACAACTGCTTTGCAACAAATTTCAGCTTTTGAGGTTGACAATGAAGAAGCTATTGTTGGCAACATTGCCGCCCCAACAGCAGATGAAATTAAAGTTCGTGCAATTGATAATTATGCTGCACAAAATAGAGCAGTTACAAAACAAGATTACTTAGCAATATTGTACAGAATGCCTTCCAAGTTTGGTGCTATTAAAAGAGCAAACATTTCACAAGATTCAAACAGTTCTAAAAGAAACTTAAACTTGTATGTAATCGCAGAAAATCAAAATGGCAACTTAGCTAATGCTTCCGACTCTTTAAAAGAAAATGTTAAGCAATGGCTAAATCACTATAAAATGATTAATGATTCAATTGACATTTTGGATGCAGGCATTGTTAATATTGGCATTAATTTTGAATTAGTTGGTGAACTTGAAAAAGATTTTACATTAGTCTTGAATGATGCGATTGATGCACTAAAACAAAAATATACAACTAAATTTAATTTAGGAGAGCCAATTTACATCTCTGACATCTACTCAACTTTAAATGATGTTGATGGTGTTGTTGACACAAAGAATGTACAGATTGTAAGAAAGTTTGGTGCAGGATACAGCAGTGTTCAGTACGACATTGATTCAAATACAACAGCGGACGAAAGACTAGTTAGAATACCAGAAAATTTAATTTTTGAAATTAAAAATTTAGATTCTGATATTGTTGGAGAAATTAGATAATGGCTATTAAAAGATTCTTTGCCACCAAAGACAATACAATAACAAATGCTTTCAAAGAAGGTTTAACAACCCGTGGTACAGGATCAAACATGGGTGCTGCTGACATTTTAGAAGTGTTTAGCATCTATGGGCAAGCCACATCAGCTTCTAGCGAGTTATCTAGGGTCCTAGTAGAATTCGACACAACAGCCGTCGCCGCAGCAAGAACGGCAGGTACTATCCCGGCTTCAGGCTCAGTTGATTTTTACCTTCGCATGTATGACGCTGAACATGTTGAGTCAACACCGAGAGATTTTACTTTGACTGTCGCCGCAATTTCACAATCGTGGAATGAGGGCACTGGATTAGATATGAACAATTACACCGATCTTGGTGAATCAAATTGGGAGAAAGCCAACTCATCAACAATTTGGTCAGTCCAAGGTGGTGATTATTTAACCGGATCAGGGGACACTCCAGATATGCATGCATCTCAGTCTTTTGATGGCGGTACTGAAGATTTAAACTTAAATGTAACTACGATTGTTGAAGAGTGGCTAAAAGGAGTCACAGGAAGTTATGGCTTTGGTGTTTTTCTAACTTCAAGCCAAGAACAAGCGACAGAATCTTACTACACTAAAAAGTTCTTTGCTCGTGGAAGTGAGTTTTTTCATAGAAGACCGGTTTTAGAAGCTCGATTCAATGATCATCAGGCTGATGATAGTTCCAACTTCTACCTAAGCAGTTCAAGAGCACCCGCTGCCGATAATTTAAACACTTTGTACTTGTACAATTATATTAGGGGACAGTTAGTTGATCTTCCATTGGGCAACCCGCTTGTAAGGTTATATTCAGGATCTACTGGACCAGTCGGATCTGGACTCCCATTACCAGCCGGTGGAGATGTGCCCACAGATGGTCTTGATAGAGCCGGAGCCAATAAAGTTTCAACAGGCATTTATAGTGCGAGCATTGCTTTTAATTCTTCTTCGATTACAACCGTATACCCTGTTTGGTCTGACGACTCAGACACTGAAGAGCTTTTTACCGGCTCGGCTATTACAGTTAAACCGCTAGAGAGTGCAGCAAATTATCCAATTAAAGATTGGGTAGTAAACATTACAAATCTTAAAACAACCTACTCAACAGATGAAGTTGCTAACTTTAGACTTTATGTTCGTCCAAAGAATTGGAATCCAAACCTTTACACTGTGGCACAAACACAAATTGAAACAACTCCAATAGAAAAAGCATACTACAAATTAAACAGAGTGGTAGACAACTTTGAAGTTATTTCTTATGGTACCGGAAGTGGAAATGAATCATATACCCAACTATCTTATGATGTCTCTGGTAATTATTTTGATTTAGATATGAGTATGCTACAAAGTGGGTACAGTTATCAACTTACCTTCCTATTTAATCTAGTAGGCGAATACTCAGAACAGAGAGCTAAATTTAAGTTTAGGGTAAATGATGTCGATTAAAGATTTATTTTCAAAACAAAAGTCCCAGTCACAACAATTTAGAGGTGCTAATAAAAAAAGTCTCGATGAATTTAGGCAGGACATAGAATCTAGTGAAGAAGTTAAGCAAATAAGGATTGAAGACTCTTTAATCCAACCAGACTTAAACTATGCTTCAGCCAGCAGCTTTGTAAAATATGGATCAGCTAAGAAATATTATGAAGATGCGATTAAACGCATTTATAATCAGTATCCATACGATGGTTCTAATGCAGAAAAAATTGCATTTAGAAATGAAATAACACAACTAGAACGACATATTTTAGATGTTGATTATCCAAAATCAACTGGTTTTGCAGTGTTTTCACCTGATGGGTGGGGAACTAACGATGGTACCAATTCTGTTGGCTTTTACTCTTCAAGTTTGCCAGAACATATTACAGCATTTGGTTATCAGAAAGATCAAATTTGGAATACAACATCTAGCCAACAACAAAGCTTTAGACTAGACTTTACAGAAGGTTTTACAGTTGAGTTTTGGTTAAAAAAAGGATCTTTTGGTGTTGCAGGCGGTTCAGAAGCAATATTTGATATTCGTGGCACTGTAGAACCATCTGGTTCCGCTTTCGGTGCCTACATGATATCATCGGCTGGGACTAGTAATCTTATTTCTTATTACAACAACCCCTCAGACACCTTTATTTTAAATTTGTCAACTGGGCTAGGAACTAGTGATACCGATTGGCATCACTATGCAATTGTATATGGTTACACTGGGTCTACCTACACAGCCAATTTATATCTTGATGGTGAGTTTGTCAATAGTACAACAGCAACAAGTGTAAATGTTGCTCAAACAGGCTCTTTGAAGCTTACAGTCGGTGCTCTAGGAGGTGACTTTTACAATATTCTCCCAGCAACCCCCGCTGGTTTTGGTAAATTATCTGGTTCGCTGGATGAATTTAGATTTTGGCAAGAGCCAAGAAATGCTCAAGAGATTGGTAGAAATTACTTTAGTGTTGTAAATGGTGGCGGAAATACTGATACTAACAAGGTTAATAACGACAACCCATTAAAACTGGCTTGTTACTTCAAATTTAATGAAGGCAAAACAGGAGCATTGTCAACAGATTCAACAGTTTTAGACTATTCAGGTCGCCTAGCTAATGGAGTCTGGACTGGCTATGTTTCAAATAGTCGCGACACTGGATCCGCTATTGTACAGTCAGGTGTTGGAGCGGAAAAAGGTGATCCAATCATCTATTCAATACATCCCGATGTTGACGCATTGTCTAGCAACTTAGAAGCATCTGGCACACAGTATGATGCAGAGAATGTTGGTAGTTTACAAGACTCTATTCCCTTGTGGATGATGGATGAAGATTTAAATCAAGGCGGCGAGATACAGAACCTGTTGCAAGTACTGGGCAGCTATTTAGATAGCTTATACTTGCAGATCACTCAGATGGTAAAGTTTCACGAAGCTGAGTATCAAGACAATAACAGTGTTGCAGCGAACCCACACAATAGAAGACTCTTAACCTCTTTAGGATTTGATATTCCAGAGATGTTTATTGATAAGAGGGTCTTGGAAACAATTTTAGATCAAGATGACAAGAGAAAATTTGAAGATAAATTAAATGAAATTAAGAATCTTATCTACAAAAATATTTATAACAACTTAAATTATATTAACAAATCAAAGGGTACTATAAAATCAGTTAGAAACTTATTAAGATGCTATGGCATTGATGATGATTTATTTAACTTTAATGTATATGCAGACAAGGCAGAATACTTTATTAAGGACGATTATAAAAACAGTTCAATAAAGTTTGATTCTTTGGATTTAACTCCATTTGCAGACAATCAGAACACACAAGGTGTTATTTATAACTTTGCTGAAGCAGGCAATGCAGACACCGCACCATTTATTTCAGGATCAACAGACGACATTTATTTACCATTTACAGTGGAAAGTAATGCTATTTTTCCAAAAATACCACCAACATACCATGACTCAGTGCAACTTACTGAACCAGCCATTGTAACTGCGTCAATTTTTGGAATAAGACAAGCTCAAGATGCAAACTCAACCACTGTGCCATCACCAGACCTTGCTAATATTAGTGTCAGGGTTGTAAAAGATGATAATACAGCAAAGTTTCAACTAAGTTCATCTTTAGGAGTACTGTTAGAATCAGATAGGTTCTATGATGTGTATGATAATTCAAGATGGAGCTTATCAGTTCGTGTAAAATACGACTTAGATCCATTCACAGTTGTTTCTGGCTCCGGTCCATGGACACTAGAATTTAATGGATATAACTACATTCAAGATGTTTTACAAAATTCCTTTTCGTTAAATTCAGCCTTAACATCAGCACAAGGAACAGGCTTCACAGGTGCCGATAAGAGAATTTATGCTGGTGCTGAAAAAGAAAATATTACAGGGTCTTTAACTCATAGAGCTAATATGAAATTGTTATCTGTTCTGGCATGGGCAGATTACTTAGAGGATGATGAACTAAAATCACATTCAAGAGATGTTACCTCTTTTGGTAGAGCAAGACCTTATAAAAACTCATTTAGTTTTAGAGGAAATAATTTAGACACAATCTTTATTCCTAAGTTTGATTCTTTAGCAATGAACCTTGCCTTTAATCAGGTGACTTCATCGGACAGTTCAGGAGAATTTGTAGTACCAGACTTATCTTCAGGTTCTCTGACTTTTACTACAAAGTATCCAGCAGAAAATTATTCAAAAATAGTTGGCATTCAACACACTGCTGAAGGCAAGGGATTCCCAGTATCCTCAGATGTCAAAGATATTCAGTATTTGAATATAATGACACAGCAAATACCAGAGAATCTTAATACTGATAACATGATTGAGATTCTTGCAAGAGATGATGATAAATTCTTTATTGATGCAAGACCAGTTAAATATTTTTTCTCTTTAGAAGCAAGTATGTATGATACCATTTCAAGAGAGATGCTAAAAACATTTGCTGGTGTACTTGATTATGCTTCCATGATTGGTTCTCCAATTGTTGATCATCAAGTATTTCATAAAGAAATGAGGTTAGCTCGACAAAACTTTTTTGAGAGAGTGGAAAACGAGCCCGATTTAGAAAAGTATGTTCAACTTTATAAATTTTTAGATAGTGCGATTGAAAGTGTTCTCTTCAATTTAATGCCAGCTTCTGCCAATGCATCAGAAAGAGTAAGAACAGTAATTGAAAATCATTTATTTGAAAGAAGCCATGTAAGTAGGATTTTGCCTCCTGGTAGAAAAATCGACACTCAAAACAAAATTGGTAATAAAACAGTATCTGGTCATTCTCCAGGTGTTGCGAATCCAATTGCCCCATACGAAAGCTACTATGAAGATGCTTCTACCGATGTAAAGCCGAAAGATGTGGTGGGTGAAGATTTTATTGAATCATTTAAAAACTTCAATACACATGTTCAAGGGAGTACTTTCGCACTAGAAACAAGAAGAAGAGACTTCCCAAAATTTAAAGGATCTAAAAATCCAGTTTCTGAAAGAAATATTGAAACTTATCTAAACAGATATGAAAATAAAAGAAACGAAAATGCTGTTGATACAGATGGGCAAAATGCATTCTACAAGCTTAGAGCAAAAAGAGACAGGGAAGACCTGGATGTATACAGTACCGACCCACCATTAAAATCAAGAGCATCTATCCATTCAACATATCAAAGAGAAAAGCATATTGATATTACTAGAGGTGCTAAAGTAAAAGGCAATATTTTAAGCAACACTATTGGACCGGATGATGCATCTACTAGAGATGGCAATGTAATATTACCAATAATTCAAACTGAAGAAGCCAAAAACACAATTACCTTGACACGGACTGAAACTCCAAATATTTCAAGCGATATAACAAAGAATTTTACAACATACAATGTTGGTATCACAAACACAACTTCTGATGTTGAAAGTGTCAATTTAGTTCAAAATAATTTACCATTAAAATTTGCAGAGCAATCCGCAGGTGCAGGATTCTTTTCAGGTGGTGTCGGTGCAGTGCTTAACGGACACCACACAGACATATTTTATAGCACACAGGAACCGTTACAAGGTCCCTTTACAGAGCAACATGTTGGTGGATATAAACATCGGCACATAGAGGTTGCAGAAACTGACGATCGCCCAGAGTTGTTTAAGGTTACAGCAACAACTGGCGAAGTGACCACAATACACAATCCAAGATCAGACGATGCAGCTACAACTTATGATTTTAATATTCCAAGAGTTAAATTCTCTAGAGACGAAACCATTAAGAGAGTTTACAATGTTAAAAATATTGCTACCACCACAGGCTCTAAAACTTTAGGCAACTTTGATAAAAATTATCAAGTTGTTATGACTAATGGTAGAAGACAAAACAACTTTGCCTTTGTACAACAAAACGGCTTTGATATTACAGAATCTGAATCAACTGCTGTTTCTGGTGTTCTTGATTTCGAACTGCCAAACCGATCATTGTCTAATGGCACATTTAATAAGACTGTTATAGTTAACCGCTTCTCAGCCCCTGGCGAAGTGGCTACATTGAGTGAAGGCTTCCTAGATGTTGAAGCGGCAGAATTAAGCCCTTACAATGCACTACCATTTAGAAATAGAGACCCCGTTAACAGCTTAAACGACTTTTTGGCTAAGCCAAGTGCTTTTGGTGGTTACCAGTCTGGTTCTACAGTGACAGCTTCATATCACAAGGTACAAAGGAACAGGGTCAACAGAATCAAAGAAAGTGCCCCTGGAACTAAATTTACCGGTTCCTTTGAAGATAATGGCTTCTTCAATTACCAAATCCCAAAGAAAGATTTTGGATACTGGTGGATTAACACATCAGCAGATCCAGAACTATCTATGGATGGTTTATATGGATATGCTGCAAATAGTATCAACACAAGCTCATATGGAATCACATTTTTTAGTGGGGCTCTAAGGGGTGATGAAGAAAACCAAATTATTAATTTTGCCTACTATTCTACACCAGCAAGCAAAATAGGCTCTCACGGATATCACTATGAAATAACTGAAAATAGTAATTTGATACTAGCTCCAACAGCCTATACAGGTGTTGAACAGCCTACATCAGCAAGTATTTATTTTTTAAATATAAATGGACCATATGGATACCCTTCTTTCAAGCAAGGAAGAACTGGTGAGCATCCAATTGCAAGAAGCATAAAAGAAAATAATGTTATCATTGCCTCAACGGCTGCTGATGAAATGAGAGTTGTACATTCTCCTGTTTCTTCAAAATACAAGCCAATGTTACACTTGTTAAAAAGCATGGAGAAGTTTGGTGGTGTCCCAACAGAAAAAGATTTAATTTTGACTTACCCGTTTGCATCTGAATATGATTTTTATGGAAATTATTATGATACTGTAAATGATGATTTAAGAAATCCGTACCCATCTAAAAACTTTAAAATATTAGATAAGCGAGATTCTTTATTTTATAACATTTCAAGTTTATATACTGGTAAATCAACAATAGAAAATGTAAATAATATTAAATTAATATCATTATTTTACAGCGAGACAATCTATCCAAAGGAAACAAATGCTTACTTATCAAAAGTAAGAGACAGAAATACATTTATTTTTAATTGGCGAGACTCTTTAGATGATAGAGTTGCAAAACTAAATGGGTCACAAGAAGGTGGCGGTTTTCAAAGTTATTCATTGTGGTCAATGGATGTTGACGGAGATAACATTGGAGATTCTACAAAAAGAGGAGAATTGGTCAATAGAGACCAAGACACCGCAACTCAAGGTGGTTCTATTGGAGATTTGAATGTAAGGTTCGGAAGATATTACTTATCTGGTTCTACTGGATTTGTTAACATAACATCTAGTTTACCTAGAAATACAGTTCATTTTGGGACAGTAGATTCTGCGCAGCAGGGACCATTTGATGATAACTACTCTATATGGAATAGCGAATTAAGAACTATTGCTAAAGATCACTCAATTATACCAGAATACAGAATATCAGAATATGTTGAAAGTGTTGTTGATGCCGGTCGCGACCTTTTAAATGACAACTATCAGTCTTTATCTTTAACAGGAAGTCAGTCAACAGAGAATAACAATGTTTTCTTGGAGACCTTTGCCCACTCAGATGATATTCCAGCGATTGAAATAGTCAGAGAAATACAACAAAGAGATGCAAAAACAATCTCATTAAAAATATCAGCAGCTAAAAAGCTACTACCTTATGATGGATTTTATCCATCACAAAGGACTTTACAACTTTCAACATTATTTAGCCAGTCTGTACAGCCCGATGCTACTTTGGCTGGGTCTGTTGCTTCTTTCCAAACATTGAACAATGTTGTATTTTCTAGATTGACTTATGGATCAATTAGAGCCGGTACCGCTATTGATAGTGCTAATTGGGTTAACGGACCTTTAGTCACAGGGGGAGAGATTGAGGATGCTAATAACCAAAAGTGGAATAGAATTCCATTTGAGGCGATCATAGATCCAGCCTCTTATTTGAATCCGTCATCTTTAATTGTTGAAAATGACTATGAAAATACATTTAATTCCACTGCTTCTGTTGGGTATATTGATTCAAATTATGGTTTGGCAGCATCTAACTTTTATGCTGGTGTAGTAGATACATTTATTGAAGATTCAGTTCTTACATCAATTAAAAGTAAACCAGAATCAGAGTGGAAATTTACACAAGGAAACTTTGATAATTATAGCTTAGATATTGTAGTCTCTAAAAAGTCCAATTTTTCAAATCACGATGATCCGTCTGCTAATGGATATCCATATGCAGTACATTCCTGCTATTATCAATCGATACTATCAACAACTGGTGGTGGTCTTGATTGGGTTGGCTTAGAAAATGAAGAAATTAGAAGAACAAACGGATATGTCCAGCCAAATGCCTCTTGGGCTTACAATGAAGCAATTGTAAATATTAATTTTGACTATAATTCATTTAGAACTGCTGTAACTGATAGAGATCCTACATTAAATGACATAATGTTTTATTCAACAAAAACATATAAAAATAAACAAATGGACGACGCAGACCTTACCTTAGCTAAAGGCTTTGGCACATCATCTGTAAATTCCAGTTCTCCATTTATGACAATTGAAGCTGGTGTTGATTTATTTGTGTCAAATAATATTGGGCAATGGACACCAACACTAAGGTGGGAATGCCCCACACACAACTATGTTAGTGTAACAGCACTTTACCCAGATGGAACATCAGGCGGCGACGGCGATGCCATAACTGATGTTAATAGAGGTGTGTGGCATCAATATTCAACAGACACAAACAGTGGATTAAAATTATTTGCTAGAGGTCCAGAAACTAGTGCGGCTAGAACTACTGGTTCATTAGCTACCGCCGTTGGATTTGAAATAGAACAAAAAGTTGTAAGTCAATTGTCAAAATCAGCCGAACTTAAAGAATTTTTGATTGTGATACCTTTTGTAACAAACGAGTGTCAGGAAGAGACATTTTTCCACTACCCTATAGATCAATTTGAAAGAGCTTACAGCAATATTGACAAGGATAATCGAGGCTCGTTATCAACTATGTTGGCAACACAGAGAGAATTGATTTTACCACCAAGATTAAATTACATGGATGCTAGAGATGCATCCGCACACCGCTTAGAACAGGATGAATATGGACAAATATTGCCACCTTTTGCGATGTATATTTTTGAAGTAACAGAAAATTTAAGCCAAGAAGACTTATCAAAGTGGTGGCAAGGTGTGCTACCAAGTGCTGGCACCAAAGTTGCCATGGAACAATTTAATATTAATCATAAAATTGAAGAGGGTGAAATTATTAGTCCAAGTGTTTTAAATAATGATATTTTTGGTGGTAAGCTACCAAAAGAAATGAGATTTAAAATATTTAAAGCAAAATATCGAAGAAATTTTACTTACGATGATATTAAAAATAAATCAATTTATGGCACAGAACCAAACAATCCTGTTTTGGGATACAATTATCCACATGATTTTTACTCTCTAATAGAAATGGCAAAGGTTGACATAGGCTTAGAATACGACGGAGATGAAGAATAATGGCTGACATTTTTGATAAAAAAGAAGAAGTGTTAGATGTTGTTCTAACAAAGAAGGGTAGGGAGTTAATGTCGATAAATAAATTTAAACCGGCATTTTATGAGTTTTACGATTCAGAAATCATTTATGATGCGAGTAATAATGAGAATCAGAATAGCTCCTCAGAAAGAATTAAAGATGGCTTATATCAAAAATCAACAGTATCTTTGTTTTCGAAAAATACAACTCCAGGTCAATTATTGATTGAAGAGAACGATACAGAACTTCCTTCGATGAACTTAAAAAACCCAATTGGCTCATATGAGATTGGAACTCAAAATGCTCCTGCATGGTCAATACAGTTTTACGAAGGGGAATATTTACCAGCCAGTGATGTTTTTTCAACATCTGAAGCTGAGATTATTACGACTGATATAAACAATATTGTTATTTCGTCCTCTTCATTAAATGGTGTGAACACAAACGAAGAAAGAATTCCACAGTTTTATGTTAATGTAAAGTATAAACTATACCAATTACAGCAAAAAATAAAAGGCGGCGGCACCCTTTCAAGTCTTTACTTTGATAAAGGGAATGAAGATCTTTTACTTTCAATTGAAGAGGCAAATGTTTTTTCATCTGGGGAGAGTCCAGAGTTTGAAGTTGAAATATATGAGGTAGTAGATACAGAAGGCAATGTTGAAAAGAATAAGTCTCTAAAAAGACTATATTTTGATAAAGAAGATTTTGAAGACCTAGACTCTGTAGAAAATTACCTAAATGTGTTGTTTGATGAAGAGGCTAGATTCGAAAGTAATTTCAAAGAAATTTCTATTTATAATGCCTTACAAGAAGAAGATGGTGAAGAATGTCAATAATGATCGAAATCTTAAATCAAGAATCAGTAACAAACAATGACATTAAACTAGAATCATTGTCATATGAACTAGCATCTAACCTAGGTGATAAAAGAATTTTGTGTCAGTTTTTGATTAGCGATATTGAGATACAAGAAACTTTCATAGATTCAAAAATTTCCTTTGGATTCTCATATACGGAAGATATTGATTTAGTCCCTACAAGCTACTACAAAGAAGAAAACACATATGATCTAATCGATGTCGCAACTCAGACAAACAATGGCATATTAGTTAATGTAGGAGTCAATCTCAAGAATAAGTTTGATTCACTATTTTCGTATGTCAAGATATATAACGAGGGTAATGAGTTAGCTTACAATAAAATTTTTAAAGATGTTATTATTAAAAATAAGTCAATTGTTAACAAAGAGTTTGTTGATTACACAATAGCAGACGAGACCAGCTACTCATCTATAGAAAAAACACCATATGAGTTGCAAGAAGAATTTTTTACAAAAAACTTTAATAAGAAGAACAATTATTCTTATATGACTGATTTATTTTTTCACTTTAAAACAGATAACACATTGGGATGCTTTTTTGGTATAGACTCAATGTCATTTGCAAAAGACAATAATTCTGTTGAATTTTTAAACAAAAATAAGGAATTCAATGATTATTTAGAGACTACACCATTAGTAGAAAATGTTTTGGGATATTTTTATAACGACAATGAGAACATTTACATAAGTCCAAGTACTTTTGATAGCAACTTAAAACAAGTAATGGGTGAAACATATGCAGCATCTCTGAAAATACCAAAAGATTTTGATAGAACAAATAGATATGGATACGATGTAAAAGTATCTTTTGTTGATGCGACAGTTCAGTACCTAAATAATATTTTATTGCCAGCTTTGAGGAACGAAAATAACTTTCTCTCAGAATTACAAATAAACAACGGTTCAATTATTGAAATATTTAGCTTCCAAACAAAAAATACAATAGACACATTTAAAGACTACATCCGACAGACATCGGAAAATATTGATGATGTTTTTAAATTTTATGATAATAGCGAATCAATTAACTTAAATGATGAAGTTAGAAGAATTTTACTTAATATCAATGAGAAAATTTATAATGTGCTTTTAAATTCATTAGAGGCTAAACATCTTTTAGACAACACAGATAATTCAATCAATAAGGATTTTGGAAGAATTATCGATATTTCTAAAATAAACTTTGGTGTAAATGTGTTAGAAGAGAAGGCTGATTTGGTTGGTACATTCAGCAGGGAAGAGTTACTTGGTCGGGGTCTTTCTGAGGCATCAAAATATTTTAGCGAAGAACAAATAGTTAACAATTATTTTGGGTATTTAACTTCTTTAAATCTTACAATCGATGGAGTTGAGGCACTAAATAATGAGTCCTCGCCATTAGAAGACATCTCCTATGATGATACTTTAAGATACTTAAATTCATTTAATGACATCATAAATAAAAATATAGACAAAGATCCTATTGTGTATCCCTCTAAGAAGATAGACGGATTAACTAAGCAAGAAGTTCTAACAGAAGATAGGACAGAACAAAACAACTTTACACTAAACAGTTTAAGTGTGGCACAAAATGTTAATTTTAGAGTGGCACTAACAGCAAACTCTGCTTTAGCAATCAAGGACAATATTGTAAAAACTTTTCAAGTACCAACCACACTAACAACAAATTTATGTGATGGACCGATTAGGTTAGATATACCAGAGAATGAAGCATTGACCAAAAGAACAGTTAATAAGGAAAGCTTTATTGGTAATAGCCTAATAGCTTATGCACTTTTAAATAGAGTTAAAGCATTACATAACAATGACTTCTATGAACCATACTATGCGATTGAAGAGGCTGCGAATCAACAAGATTTACCAATTCAAGCACAATTCCTATCATCGTTTTATTCAACAAACACAGGGGACGAACAGCCTGCATATTTGAGAAGAGAAAACCTTTTAAATCAAATAACCAACTTTGGGTTAATTTACCACAACTTTAAATCTGTATTTTGTGTTAAAGTATACTCCGAGGAAGATAGTAGTTTTGTTGTTTTAGATTATGATAAACTAACCTCGCTAGAGGAAAACACAAACCACCTATGTCTTATTGATACATATAAGAATGCAAGTTATGGAATAGAAACTCCAGAACTGTTAAGGACATCTATTTATAACAGATATTTTATTTTGGCAGTATAAGATGGCAGAAAACTTTAAACCTACAAAACTATTCTTTTTTAATAACTTTGAAGAAATTACACAACAAGATTTAGCAAACCTTAAAGAGTATTTTATTCCGGCTGGTAATATTGGAGCTTTAGAAGATCCAGTACAGTTTATTTTAGATCTTTATTTTAAAGGCTTGACAGGTGGTAACAATGTCAAATTTGTTAATGCTTTCCCTGCCGCCAGTGGCTTGGAAAAAGACAAGAATAAAGAAAATCCAGTAGGTGACTTTACACAAATTCAAGGCGAACATTTTAAAGATTTACTCCGAAGAGTTACAGGTTTAGGCATAGGAAAATTTGTTGTTATTAATCCCCAAGCTGGTATCGGAGATCCGCCATTTATTGAGCTACCTATCCCATTTACACCAAGAATGTCTTTGTTTGACAGCACAGTTGCTGATGCCGGTCAAGTAACAATAAAACTAAGTGATAAAGTTTTACAAAATGATAAATTCACTCTTAACGAAGTAGGTGAAATGTCTGATGACGGCAATAAAGCTCTTAGGGCTTTGTATAGAATATTTGAATTGATAAATAAACAGCAAGAAAGTAATGCTGGAGATTTCTTTGAGGATAGAAACTTTGTAGTAAAAGATTTAGATGAATTTAGTATATCAGCTAGAGTTGCATCAAATTTTTTAAACACATTTGATGTTTCAAATGGCGATGAATTTTTTACTAATGGCGAGCTAGATGCCAGCAAAGATGAGACTAGTTTAACATATGCATATGCATTTGAGCAATATCAAGTTGCAGGAACAAAAGAACTTTTGTTAAAAGAGGTTAAATTAACTGGACCAAATAACGAAGAGTTTGTTGAGCAAGCAAGCAATGAGAGTGGTGTCACTGTTGTTGATAAATTAAAAAATATTATTTATAACGGCGAAAAATCAGCGGATATTAATGCAACAGTGTTAGACCCAGGCGGTGAGGGCAATATTGGAGTAGAAAAACTATACAACATTGTCACAATTTCAATACCAAAGTTGCCAAAAAATAAAAGAAACATAATTGATTATATCAAAACTGATAAGAGCATTGTTAACAGACCATCTAACGATAATGACTTTGCAGTTCCATTAAACTATAGCTCAATTGGCAGTTATGAGCAACTAGCTAAACTTATTACAGAGACTTCTTTCCTAAGACATGCTTGGAGTGCCACAGAGAAACAAGCAGAAGTTGTTAGGAACTCGTTATTAAATTATAGACTCGGAGACAGTTTAGTAGTTGATCCTGACCTAGCAAAATCATTTTTAGTATCTGAAAATCTTTTTAAACTTACAGATAGTAAGAAAAATGTAATTGAAAATCAATTTAAAATACCTGCCACAATTATTTCAAATGGAACATCAAATAACTTTTCTTTTGTTGAAGAACCAAACATAGGAACAAACTTTATAGAGAAATACTTAAATGGTGCCGCTGCATTTGGCTATGAAAGATTGGCAGATCTCTTGTTTGGCTTTTATGATCCAAGGTTTGCCAACACAGCGACTTTTACCATCCAACAAGGCAAAGGTTCTTTCACAAACTACAACATGAGTGAAATGTATCAGCTTTTAATTAAAAGTTTTAAGTTTGGACCTACACATTTCCCCTCAATTTCAGCATTTGATGCTGAATTACATAGAAACTCTAGACTTTCTGGTCTTAGAGTTGTAAAGAGCACCCTTCCATTTGATCCATATGCTAATGATGTAACGGCAGAGCAGTATACAAACAGTATTATTCAAAACTTTTACATTGATGTACAGCAGGCGGACGAGGATAAAGAACTAACCTTATTTGATTCTCAAGTTATTTATGGAAAAGCATATTACTATACAGTCTTTGGTGTTTATGAGGTTGATGGCAAGTTTTATAGCTATACTCCTGGCAAACTAAAGTTTGATGAGACAATCGTTCCAGGCACAACAAAGCAGATCATTGTAGACAATGTTGATCAAGATGACCAGTTTATTAACCCATGTTGTAGATTTACAAATATTACAAAAGGGTCTCAGTTATACCAAATACAAGGTAGTCAACAAGATATAGATGATAAACTTTCAATATCATTAGAAAATGATTTTGGTCTTAACGAAGCTAAAACTTTTTGGAAAAAAGTTGAAAAAACTGAAGATAACTTAGATAGATCTTTAACTTTGAAAGAATTTTCTGATCTTTTAGGACCAGGAAATAGTAAAGATGATGCAGTCGGAGTATTTTTAAAAAATGTAAAAGGGCTTACCGATCCTGCTGTTTTTAATCTTGGAATTAGCAAAGCTAAGCCAAACAGTATTTTGCCATTCCTTAATGATCAATATTTTTATGAAATGCCATTCTTGACTGTTTACCTTTACAGGGCATACAACTTGGCAAAAAATAAAAAATTTATTCCCACCAAAGGTGAGCAATTGGCAGGACTAAATAACCAAATTTTAAAATATAAAAACGATCCAATACTTGGAGAAGGTTTAATTGTTAAAATTAATAATGTTATTCCAATTAAAACACTATCAGAGGTTGGAGTCGATGAAACCATAAATATCGGCTCTCAATCAATAAAAGAAGCATTTAATAAAAGAAAAAATGAATTGTTTTGCCTACTTTGTCGTAGAGCAGCAGATACTAATAATCCAAAAAGACACCCTACAATATCGAAGCTTTTAACAGAACTATTGAGAGAGTATAATGTTATTTCTGATAAAAATGAGTTTTTAGGAAATATTTTAGATTGTAAAAAATACGGTTACCTAAATTCAGATGGCTTTGGCGATGTTCCGTTTGATAGCAAAATTGAAATTGCAACTAGATCTGGCGGTCCAAAAACAATTGATGGCAAAAAAATAATTAACAATGTATTGTTCTCACCAGCAAACGAGTCAACTAATATAAACAGGTGTCAGACAAAGAAAACTGTTAATCAAACAAATAAAACTTTCAAATCTTACTCTTGTACTGTTAATGAGATGGATAGTAAGTCAACAGTTGAAGTTCCAATAACAGATATTAAAGTGTCTACTGTTGCCCGTGTCCCAATGCCACCAGACATAACCTTTGTTCCTTTAGCAGACATCGATAACAAAATTTTGATTAGATTCCAAGAGAGAGTACAGAGTGAAGATTATCAACAGCCAATAGATGACTTCTTGTCAATCTATAATGGCGAGACTGTACTAGCCAAATTGAAGGAACAATCAAAGAGTGAAGACTTTGTATTGGCAGCATCTCAGAACGATTTAAACTCAGTTATTGTTTTAAGAACTGATAATGAGCCCCAAGATTTGTTTGAGTTGATTACTGGTCCAAATTCAAAGTTCCAAGAAATTTCATGGAATTCTGGCGAGTTAATTGATAACTTAGTGCCAAACAAGGATTACTGGTATGTATTCGGGACTAGAGACCTGACAGGGTTATATTCTGGTGCAAGCACCGTATACAGAATTAAATTAGTAAATGATTCTGGCTACACATATGTTGATCTAAAACCATATGAATTTGTCATTATTGAGGAAAAAACAGCTTCGAAGACATTTAAAAAACTAATTAAGATTAAGCCAAGTTTTGATGAAACAATTCCTCAAAATGCAGAGCAAATTGGAACTAAAAAATTGTTTTCAACAATTAAAACAGGAAAAACTAAGGGTGTTACAAACGCACCACCAAAGTTTAAAATTAGAGTTAGGTCTAAAAAAACAAAGAGAGCATTCGATATTAACTTGAAGTTTACACAAGAAGTACAAAAAGTAAAATCAGCTAAACTCAAAAAAGTTATAGAAGAAAGGTCAGAGTTAATAGATACTAAGGTGGAAGAATAATTATTTGAGGTTGAAACACTATTTACTTGAAGGAGAGGTAAAATATGGCTTTTTTAGATAACAGCGGAGATATCCTATTAGATGTTGTACTAACATCTGTAGGTAGAAAAAGATTGGCAGCAGGAACATTCAAACCTGTAAAGTATGCTTTTGGAGATCAGGAGATCAACTATGGTCTTTACGATTCAACCAACACTAGTGGTTCAGCTTATTATGATTTGAATATTTTACAAACACCAATTGAGATTGCTCATACAGATGCATCCATCTCTCTACAAACAAAACTTTTCACTCTTACATCAGCAAATGGTGATCCTCAACTGCTTTACCTCCCAAAGCTAAAATTAGATACAACTGGTAATGAAAATCCAAATTCAGTTTTCGCCACCAATCGAAATGCATTTGCAATTGTTGCAGATCAAGCGACATACGATTCACTAACCTCAGCTACCACTGGTCTTGCATCCGGCTTTATTGATGGTAGATCGCCAGACAATGCATCTTTTGGCATTCGTGTGAGAACACCACTTGGAATTGACAGTGCTACATCCAATGGTCCAGAAGGCGACTCAAAGACAGCTTTGGACTCATCTTTAGACGAAAACAAATATAATGTTATTCTAGATGATAGATTTGTAAAGTTGGTTTCACCAGCCAACTTGAACCCGCCAATCGGTCAACCCCCTCTTGGAGCTAGTATTGTACCAGCAGCCGCTACATCAAATTTGTTTTCGGCAGATCAGTTTTTAAGAACATATCCTGTATCAAAGGCAAACCAACCAGGATTATTTGTCAATGGTCCATCTGTATCAAATATCCAAGGACCATTCCAGGGACCAAGCACCCCAAACTTGTTAGCTACAACCTTTGCAGTTAACTCGTTAAACCAAGACAACATGTTCGCTGATCATAAAATTGGCAACATAGCAGACTATGCCTCCACTGGTGTTGAAATGGAGGTTATTCAAACAAGTGTTAAGGTTGCATCATTTGTTTATGGATACACACTAACAGTTCCACTAGAGATTATTAGAAAGGTATAATGGAGTAAATTATGGCAAACAACGGAGTTTTTAAAACACTTGGACTAAACGATACTGGCGATTCAAAAGCCAGCTTACACGAACAAATTCCAGTAACTGGAACGATTATTTCTGGAACTTATGGAACCTTTCCATCTGAGAGTAATGTTAAGTTCTTTAGCACTGGCGATCATATAGATGTATATGATTACCCACATGCTAGCTCATCAGCTAACTTCATGTTTAGCATGACAGCAGGTCGTGCTAGCGACAGTGATGGAGTAGCTGCAATCACTGAAGCTTCTCTTAAAAATAATATTTATCGACAATTTGCACAACAATATGTTGGATATGACACAAATCAAAATGTAGTTCCATTTAATGCATCAGGTGTTTTAAATCCAGCCGATACTTGGGATCCAGATAAAATCTCAGATGGCATTTTTATTGATATCTCTAGAGTGTTAATGAAAGATGAAATTAAAAAAGGGTCATTCCAAATCACAATTGGAACAGGATCATATGCCGACCCATTCGACGGGACCAAGACATTTTCAGATGCACATTCGGTAGAGGGAAATCAGCAAACCTATAAGACGAATTCACCGATGGGTGAATATGCACTATTGCAAGAGGGTACTAGTGCAACAGTGCCAACATCTACTCAAAACGGATTTTTGTTTTACCAAGCTGGATTGGTTTTCCTTTCGGTTAATACACAAACATTCGGCACTGAGCTTACTAGTGGTTCTTTTTTCGCAACCACAACAGCATTAACTCCAGCCAATGCGATGACCAGTGGTTCAATTAATGATATTGTAAATGGTGCTCGTGCCCATATACAGAATATTCAATTCAATAATACCACAGAATTAAATTCAACAACTTATTTCTTAAGAGCAGCAAACAACGAGTTTAATTACAGTAACAACCCATCATTTGTAAGCGGTAGTGAGATTATTGTAAAGGCTGGTAATGCTGGCAACCCATCAGTTGCATACATTACTACTGTTGGTCTATACTCTGCCGATAATCAACTGCTTGCAGTTGGTAAATTAAGTGAACCACTTAAAAAGACACCAGAAGATGAAATAAATGTTAAGATGAGAATTGATTACTAAGATGATATGTATAGATTTGAACAAAATGACATTTTAAATAATACTGTAATTGCTAGACCAAAATATCGTTTTTCTTTTTACAGTGGTAGCTTGTACATTAATAATGATACTGAGGCGGGACTCTATGAAACAGGCTCTATTAGATATAGAGACCTAAATTTGACACCAGAGTCTGATTTGACTATAACAACAGATCTTGGTACGGGCTATGTAAAGTCTAAAAGCGAAAATGGAAGTATTATTAATATAGATGCAAAAATTGTAACAGGCAGTATGGTAGTACCATTTACTATTACAAGAGATTTTGTTTATGAAACTGGTGGTACTTATGATACCGACTACACAGCCACAAATACAATTTTTAAGTTTTTATCTTTTAAAAATGCAATTAATAATAAAAAAGGAAGTGCAAAATTATTTGATTTTGATTTATACTTTAATAATGGTGGTCTGCCAGCAAAAAATAAAGATGAAACAACAGAAGGCACAGCAGATTCAAAAGTAAGTCCAAAACAGTCTTTAAATATTATTACTTTCCCAAATACTTTTTATGGGGATTATGTAACCCCCGGCACAGTTACTGCTAGTTTCTATAGAAATGGTGAGCTAATAGCCAAAGCAACAGATTCTAGTAAGGATGGTCGTTTAATTGAACAGATAAATACATCAATTGGAACTGGAACTGTAACAGGGTTTATTTTATATGAAGAGGGTGCAATTGTTTTTACTAATACAGAAAGTCTAAACACTAGTCAAGAACATTACATTCAGCCACTTGCCGCTTCCGGCACTCCGGTGCTAGATGATTCAAAGTGGATCCATTTTGGTTCTTATTTAAAGATTGCAAATTCTGGTAATCCAATTACCGGGTCTTCATACACCCTAGAGTTTCAAGGGTCCCACCCCAAAGATGTTCTTACAATGTTTGCGCATGCACCAAAGAACGAGTTAAACTGGAGTAATAATCCAACCTATTTAACTCAGACTGGCGATAATAGCAAGGATAGTTATTTAGCAATTACTGGATCGCAAGCTTATGTTGAAAATGAAAATATTTTAGTAAAAAATATTGTCTCTAGCTCGTTCTCAACCTACTCAGCTAGCTTTGAGCCAACCACTTATATTAGAACAGTTGGGGTTTATGATGAGGACAGAAACCTAATCGCTGTGGCTAAAGTTGCCAACCCTGTTAAAAAGACTGCTGAACAAGATTATACTTTTAAGTTAAAATTAGATTTATGATATTAGGTTTAGATGTTTCTACCAGTATTACTGGTGCTACTATAATTGATTCCAACGGCGACATTGCTTATTGTGAGTCTTGGGATACTAGAAAATTTAAAAGCTTTTTTGAAAAAGCTTCTCACATTGATAATAAATTAACCACTATTAAGAAAGACTATAACATTGAGAGGGTTGTAATTGAGCAATCTTTACAGATGTTTAGACCGGGCTTTTCATCAGCAAAAGTTTTGACTTTGCTTTCAAAGTTCAACGGTGTCGTTAGCTGGCTTAGTTATAACACATTTGGATTAGAGCCAGAATACATGTCAGCCAACTCAGCAAGAAAGTCTTGTGGCATCAAAGTTGAGAGAGGCAAGAAGGCAAAAGAGGTCGTACTAAAATTTGTGCTTGACAATGTAGATGGTTTTGAGGTACAATATACCAGAAGCAATAATCCCAAACCGGGAAGTTATGATCGGGCGGACAGCTATGTTGTCGCCCGTGCTGGTTATTTAGAATGTCAGAAACAAGAAAAGTAAAAATTTTGAAAGAAGTTTTAGGTTCTCCTTTCCATCACGGGAAGGAGAGTCTTTTTTATTGCCCAAAGTGTAAACATCATAAGAAGAAGATGTCTGTCAACTTGAAGAAGAATAAGTTCAAGTGCTGGGTATGTGACTTTTCAGGCAATGACATAACATATCTTATTAAAAGATATGGAACTCGCAGTCAACGAGATGATTGGTATACTCTGTGTAATATCTTTGATCACTCAGACTTGGAACTACAATTGACAGAAATGCTGAATCCACCTACAGAACAGGTGTTGGTTGAACAAAAGATTGATTTGCCAGACGAGTTTAATACATTGACATCTAATAAATTGTCAGCTAGTGCTTTACCAGCATTGTCATATCTTCGCAGAAGAGATATTGAGAGGGAAGAAATCATAACTTGGAAGATTGGGTATTGCTCAAACGGTCTTTACAAAGATAGAATTATTATACCATCGTTTGATAAAGACGGAGATATTAATTATTTTATCGCTAGGTCTTTTACAAAAGCGGCATTCCCAAAGTACAAAAATCCAACAGCATCTAAAAAGATTATCTTTAATGAATTGTTTATAGACTTTGAACAGCCACTAGTCATAGTAGAAGGTGTCTTCGATGCCATCAATGCTGGTGGAAACATTGTACCAATTTTAGGCTCTACACTGGACGAACAGCACCCTTTGTTCCAAAAGATCATTGAGCACAATACTACAATTTATTTAGCACTAGATCATGATGCCCAGAAGAAAGAAGTGTCAATCGCTCGTTCATTAAGGGCATATGGCATTGATGTATACAAAATCAACACTAAGGGTTATCAAGATGTTGGTGTGATGCCAAGAAACATCTACCATAACAGAAAAAAGACCGCAAAGATCTTTACAGAGACTTCATTACTAAGTCATAGGTTAATATAATGAAATTTGCTCATATAGCAGACACACACATCAAAAATTTAAAATATCACAAGGAATATAAGGCTGTTTTTCAGCAATTATACCAAACTTTGAGGGAACAGAAGGTCGATTATATCATCCATTGCGGTGATATTGCCCACACAAAGACACAAATTTCACCAGAATTTGTCGAATTATGCTCTGATTTTCTCAAAAATATGGCAGATATTGCCCCAACTTATGTTATTTTAGGCAATCATGATGGCAATTTACGAAATTCTTACCGTCAAGATGCCATTACACCTATTGTTGATGCCTTGGGACATAAGAATCTACACTTATTGAAGTATGCTGGCGAAACTCACTTAGATGATAATTTTTGTCTTAACACTTTATCGGTGTTTGATGAAGATAATTGGGTTAAGCCAAGTAATCATGATAAAATTAACATTGGGCTTTACCATGGCGCTATCAAATATAGCCGAACAGACATTGGTTTCGTTATGGAGCACGGCGATCACGGCATCGATATCTTCGATGACTGCGATTATTCAATGCTTGGGGACATTCATAAGACTCAGATTCTAAATAAAGAAGGTACAATTGCCTATGCTGGTTCAACTATTCAGCAAAACTTTGGTGAAACCCAAGATAAGGGTATGTTTATCTGGGACATTAAGTCCAAGACAGAGTTCACAAGAGAAAAGTTTGACTTCATAAACCCAAAACCTTTTGTCACAATTAACTTGACCAAATCAGGTAGAATCCCAAAAGGATTTAAATGTCCAGATGGTGCGAGACTAAGATTGGTATCCAAGTCTAACATAGCCTTAGAACGGCTGAGAAGGGCTGTAGACATCGCGAAGCATCGATTTAAGCCCGAGAGTATCACTTTCTTAAATAAAGCCAACAGCGGCGATTTATCGGTGGAAGATCGTGTAAGTTCTGAGCTATTCGAAAATCTACGAGACGAGAAGACACAACAAGATCTAATTAAAGAGTACCTTAAAGATTATAATGTCGAGGAGGATACACTAAATGAAGTCTTCGCTCTTAATTCAAAGTATAACAAAGTTGTTGAAGAGAGTGAAGATATTTCCCGCAATGTTCATTGGCGGATTAAAAAGTTTAATTGGGACAATTTATTCAATTATGGAGAAAATAATTCTCTTGATTTTGATAAGCTGTCTGGCACTGTCGGAATTTTTGGTAAGAACTACAGTGGAAAATCTAGCATTGTTGATGCACTACTCTACACAATTTATAATAATACTTCTAAGAACATTAGAAAAACATACAACATTATTAACCAGAACAAAGATTATGGATCTGGTGTGGTGGAGATTGAAGCTAACAACAAGACTTACAAAATTAGTCGCAGATCGGATAAATACACTAAGAAGCTTAAAGGCAAGGTCACAAACGAGGCTAAGACACAAGCGGACTTTGACTATGTGGACGAAGTATCGGGAGAAGTAGGTTCTCTAAATCAGACAGCTAGAGGCAGTACAGATAAAGCCATTCGTAATGTATTTGGTGATTTAGATGATTTTCTTTTGACATCTATGGCTTCACAGCTTGGTTCTTTGAATTATATCAACGAGGGCTCAACAAAGCGTAAAGAGATCCTTGCTAAGTTCCTTGACTTAGAGTTCTTTGAACGGAAGTTCAAGTTGGCAAAAGAAGATGCTTCTGATTTACGAGGAGCTTTACGAAGAATCCAAGATGTGGATTATGATGAAGATATCAAAAAGACAAAGAATGATATTTTTAAAGCTGGAGCAGCGGTAGCCAAACAGAAGAATCATTGTTCTAGTTTGAAAGAAGACTTGAGTTCTGTAGAAGAAGAAATCGCTGCTTTACAAAAGAGTCTATCACAGATACTGGAAAAGCCGATCTCTATTCGCAAAGTTAGAAAGGACTTGGAGAAGGCTGGCGAAAATAAAAAAGTTTTAAAAAATAAAGTTAGGGATCTAACAAAACAAATCACAAGCAAAGAAGAATTTCTACAAAAAGGTAGTGTTCTATTAGAGTCTATCGACATCCTGAGCTTGAGCCAACAAAAAGAAGAGGCTGATGAGTTACAAGATAGAGTAGAAAAACTACTCCGAGAACAAGAAAAGCAAGAAAGAGAGAGGGAGACAAGCCTCCGACAGATCAAAATACTAACTGATATCCCATGTGGTGATAAGTATTTAACTTCTTGTAAGTTTATTAAAGATGCTCATGGAGCTAAACAAGATCTGACAATCACTCAAAAGGTCTTGGCTGAGGTTGAAAATAAGTTACAGTTGAATTCAGGGGAGTTGTCTGACATTGATGTTGATAAAGTCAGCAAAACAATTAATAACTGGACTCAGCTAACTCAAAAAATAAAAGATGAGCAAAGTAATATAGCTAATTTAAATTTAGAATTAGAAAGAACAAATACAGCTATCCAAAAGTTGGAAGGTGAAATCGAACAACTAAATGAAACAGCAGATTACTATGAAGAACACAAAGAAGTATTAGAAAACATGGAAAAAGTTGTTTCAGAAATGGAACTAACTAAGACTAATAAAGAAAGAACTGAACAAGAGCTACAAGATTGTGAAGACCGGATCTATCAGCTTGTTGGTAAAGAAGGGGCTTTGGAACAAAAATTACAAAATTTAAAGGATCTTAAAGAAGAGAGATTTAGGTTAAATACTGAATACTCAGCTTATGACCTCTTCATGAGATGTATGCATTCTAACGGCATTGCTTTCGATGTTATCAAGAAGGCTTTACCAGTCATCAATACAGAGATCGCGAAAGTGTTGTCTAACATTGTTGACTTTGAGGTATTCTTTGAGAATAGCGAGAATAAATTAAACATTCTAATCAAACACCCAAAGCACGACCCACGGCAACTTGAAACTTGTTCGGGAGCAGAGAAAACACTAGCTGCTGTTGCTATTAGAATTGCCCTACTAAATGTAAGCAATATGCCGAAGAGCAACTTGTTTATCCTTGATGAACCGGGCACTGCTTTGGATGCTGAAAACATGGAAGGATTCGTCAGGATCTTGGACCTTGTAAAAGGGTATTTTGATGTTACTTTACTAATTACTCACATAGAGAGTTTGAAAGATGTTGTCGATATGACAGTCGAAATCTCTAAAACAGATGACGGATATGCATTTGTTAATCAATGAGGAATAAAAAATGTGTGGATGTAATAATTGTAAATGTGAAAACAACTGCGGCTGCGATTGCTGCTGCGGTTAACAACTAACCAGAGAGGGTAAAATGGTGGCAGCAGTAAAAGCATTTGCCGATAGGCACTTAGAAAGATTTGTATCAAAGAAACTTTTGGTATGGCTAACAACAACAGGACTACTTCTTGCTGATAAAGTAGATTCCGAGCAGTGGGTAATCATTGCTTCAGCATATGTCGGCACACAGGGCTTCGTTGATGTTGTAGCCCGTTTCAAAGGTAAGTAATGACTTGGCTAACAGCTAAACATATTTTAAAGAAAATTTGGACTTACATAAAAAACTATTGGTGGGCAGGGGCTTTAATAATAATTGGCTTTGTCCTCCATAAGTTTTTTGTAAAAGATAAAGATTATTTCAGAAGCCTCTACGAAGGCAAGGTTAAACAGAACGAAGAAGAGATCAAAGTTCTGAATGACTCCCACGAAGAAGAGATTAAAGAGAAGACCAGAGCACAGCATGATTTTAAGGTTGCTGTTCAGGCAGTCGATGAAATGAAGAAAGAAAAGGGCGAGAAAATAAAGCGCCAAGAAAAGAAAAGAATAAAAGAGATCGTTTCTATGCCCGAAGAAGAAAGACTACATGCTCTAGCTGATGAGTTCGGATTGGAGATCGTTGAGGTTGAAGAATGAAAACCACAACAATTATCTTATTAATAACTTTATTTCCAATAACTTGCTTCGCTAATGGTAAAATTGCCGCTATAAAGAAAGGTCAAAGAGCACCATTCAGTGGTATACTATTAGACAAGTCCGCAGAAGCAACAATG